TCCGTCTTCGGATTGGAGGACAGCGCCTTGCCCTGAGCGAGCAGGTCGGTGTAGCTGGGCTGATGCCACGCCCCGCAGGCGAGTCGCCAAGCCCTCACGTCTCCGACCTCCCAGAGCACGTACTTGGCGTGGAAGTCCTTGACCTTCTTGCACAGCGTCTCGAGCGCCCGAGGGACGCTGAACGCCTCTGCCGGTATGTACAGGCCGCTGTTTTCCTGCACCACGCCCTGATCGCGGGTGCCCGCCGCTGCCCCGGTCGTGTAGAGGATCGTGTACTGGCCGAGGATCCCCGAGCTCTCCTGCTGGACGTGGCCGTCCGGGACGCCCTTCGGCAGCGCCGCCGCTGCACCGGCCGCCTTGGCGAGCCGCATGGCGATGTCGAGCTGGGTGACGCCGCCCGCGATCCCGTCCACCTTCAGGGTGGCGTCCGAGTGCTCCTGGTACTTGCGCACCGCGTCCCTGGTGAGCGGGCCAAAGACGCCATCCATCTCCAGTTCGGGCGAGAAGACGACCTTGAGCGCCGACTGCAAGGCGTAGACATCGGCGCCCCGTTGTAGCGGGACCGCGATCTTCAGCGGCCGGAACGCCCCGGCTCGCGCAGAAGCGACCCAGGCATCCGGCGCCCAGAGGCTCAGGTCGGGCATCAGTGGTGCTTCTTCCAGTGGCGCCAGCACACGGCTAGCTGCTTCTTCGTATGGATACCCACGACTCCGTCAGGTGTCAGGTGGTAGTCCCGTTGGAACTGCTTGATCGCATCCCGCACGCCGTCTCCGAACTGGTTGGTGACGTGGTGCATGTAGTGGGCGTCGCGCTTGCCGGGGCGGGTGATGTGCCGCAGCTTCTTCGTCAGCCGCTTCACCCGCGGCCCATGGCTGCCGTGCTTCAGCGGCTTGAAGGGGCTCTTGATGTGCGGCTCCTTGCGGAAGTTGACGTGGTGGTACTCGACCGCAGAGCCGGGGTAGGTGACGGTGACGATCCAGCCTCGCGCGCGGGCGGCGTTGCAGACCGCTTGGACGTGGGCGTCGTCGACGTCGATCCCGCAGCACCACCACGGAAGGGGCATGTAGGCAGGACCCGGATAGGCCACCCCGTCGTTGCGGCACTCATGCGTCGAGCGGCCCGGGGGATTCGCGACTCCGGGCGGGTAGTTGGCGTAGATCCACGCCTGCGTGTGCTTGTAGCAGGGAGGCCCGCCCGTCAGGTACTTGGCCGCGCCTGAACTCGTGCCGCGGTAGATGGAGGCGTAGGTGCAACCAGTTGCCTGCTTGATCGCGAGCAGCTCCGGGTAGAGCTTCGCCGGTGCAGGGCAGCAATCGATGACCTTGAATTTCATGGTGCCTGCTTAGCTTTCACGCTCCATCGGACGGTCAGGGCGTCTTCACACAGACTCGGATGCCAAGGACGTTCAGGTGGCAGACGGTGTGCTCGACGCTATGAATCGGCCGAGGCGGCGCCGGTGGCGGCCTTGTCGGCGGCGGTGGCGGCTTGTTTGGGGGGCCAGGCGGTGCCGGTGGAGGCCCGCCCCCCGGCGGACCACCTGGGGGATGAGGGTTGCCGGTGCCGATATCACCTCCCCGACGGATACGCGCGCCGTCCTTGACTCGCGGGAACACCCGGGAAAGATGATCCACGCACTTGATGGTCGAGACGTCCGAGAGCGCCAAGCAGAGCTGCTTACAGGCGCTCTCGTCGCCCTCGGCGCATCGCGTCCCGACGCCGTTTTCGGAGGGCCGCACGAACTTCGACACGCCCGGTACGTCGATCTGCTGAACCAGCGTCAGCGCGCCGACCCCAGCGAGGACCGCCCCCGCCATGAGGGCTGCGAAGGACCGTTCCCGCATCAGCCGCACGCCGAGCCAACTGCTTCATTGACACCGTTTATCTCGGCCTGGTCCCGCGCGTTCTGTGCCTTCGTCAGCTCAATGAGCTGTTTCGTCGGGACGTCGGGGAAGAACTTCTCGTAGGCGCCGCTCTTGAGGAAAGCATTCGACTGGTCAATCGCGTGCTGATGGTTCGAGACGATCCCCTCACCCATGACCTTGATCGCGTCGCAGGTCTTGTCTCCCTGAGCTTTGTTGTTGAAATACCCGACGACCAATAGCGCGGTGACTGCCACCACGAGGTAGCGGAGTAAGACCACTCCAGTTGGCATCCGCAGCTTCATGACCACGCCTGCAAGAGTTGGAGGAAGACGCTGGCCGTCACCATGATCGCGATGTAGAGGACCGTTCCGGGGTGGTCGTTGATCCACCGGCTAAGGCTGTCGCCGGTATCGCCCTTCGGCCCCTTCGGGCCCTGGTATCCGCGCGGACCGCGCTCACCGACCGCCATCACCGTTCCCCTTCCTCTCGTCCGAGCGCAGGACGGCTGGTGCTCCCATCAGCCCTGCGTAGATCAGGAGAAGCGACGGCTCGGGGTGCGACTGGAGGATCGCCTCGTTGACGAACGCGATCATCCCGACCGCGAACAAGCCCACGTCGCGTATCAGGGGCCAGCGGTTCACGCATCAGCCATCGCTCGCCGATCCCTTTCGGGTTCATCGGGTGGCAAGACGTCGCTTCGGCTTCGAGGACGGCGTGACGCCAAGCGCAGCCGCGAGCTCATCGGGGGTGAAGTCGTGCGGACTCTGCCCTGCGCCTCCTACCGTTGAGCCGAGCAGTCCTCCTGGACTCGGCGACTGCGGCATCAGCGCCGCGAGCAGGCCGGTGACGTCCCCGCTGCTACCGATGCCCGCTCCAGGACGCCGACTCGTCGGAGGCGCCGGAGGGGTGCCAGCCGCCATCGCGGTCGCTGCCGTGCCGCCGAAGCCGCCACCGCCAGTCCCGCCGGCGAGGGTGCCCCCGAAGCTCGCTCCACCGAGGCCGCCGATGCCGCCGCCGCTCTTCAGACTGTCGACGAGGTTCCGGAAGCGGGTGCCCTGCTTTGTTACGTCACCCTCGCTGTAGGTATCGGAGGCGAGCGGCTGGAACCCTGCCGCCCTGCCCTTGGCGAAGCCCGTCTCGAACGATGAGCCCGTGGACTTGGCGATCACCTGGCCTTTGCGCAGTATCTGGCCGGGTTGGAGATTGGCGGGGGTGATGCCCTCGTAGGTGTAGACGCGCTTGCCCTGTAAGGGCCCCTTGAGGAGCTTGTAGACGGGCCCGACCCCAGTGCCGCCCTCGCTCGGCCAGCCGGAGCCGCCCTGCCCAACGTAGCGGGCCTTGCCGATGGCGCGGATCACGCCGGGGCCGGACGGGTCGATGCCCATATCCGTGCGCCCGATCGAGATGCCCTTGCTGAAGGGGTAGGCATAGGGGGAACCGCCGCCGCCAGCACCACTTACCTTGTCCAGTGCTCGGAAGCTCCTAGCGTTGGCGAGGATCGGGTTGTTGTAGTCAGCGGCTGCGTAGCCGCCCGAGTAGCCCGACAAGGCGCTCTGCGGATCCTTCTTGAATCCCAGGTCACTCAGGAGATGCGCCGCGCCCTCTACCTGTGACGTGAGCGCCTTCTTGGAACTGCCCGGCACCACGCCGTAGGTCTGCGCCGTAGACGGGATGAACTGGGTGACGCCAAAGGCCCCAGCCGAGCTCGGGCCCGTGTTAGCCCCGTAGTCGGACTCTTGCCCCATCAGCGACATCAGTACCGAGGCGGGAATCCCGTACTTCTTAGAGGCCGTGATCGCGAAGGGTGCAAGGGCGCGCTGATTCGGTGTCAGCCCCTGCAAGACCCGTTGCAGGACGGCTCCTGGTCCGCGGTTCTGCCCGGCGATGGTCGGGCCCGTTCCTGAGCGGCCGGGATATGCCGCGAGTCGCTGCGGAGTCCGCACTGTCGGCGACGCATTGATCTGGGCGGCGCTCCCGCCCGCCACAGCGACCGGGATCGCGGCGCTGGCCGCAGGACTCGGAGCGGGGCCGCCCCCTCCGTGCCCGCTGGGCGGGGCGGCGTTTCGCCGCCGGGGGAAGTAGGTGCCGGTGCTGCGGGGCATGGTTACCTTCCACTCAGCATTTCGTCCATTGTCCTTGACGGAGCGGCGAAGCTGTGAGACTGTCGGGCCATGACACGGCTAATCGAGTGGGGAATCGGGCTGGTCGTCATCGCTGGCATCGTCCTACTGATCCTGCTTTCCCAGACCAGCTCCAGCCTCTGCGCTGGAGGCGTGAAGGCGTCGGAGCAGCCGTATTGGCCGGCGAGTTCGCACGTCTGTCGCTGACCTCATTTCGTTGACCACAGTGCCCCCGGTGCGCTGGATCCGCTGCTGCCGCCTGCCGACCAGAGTCCGCCCTGGCTGCTCGAGCCGCCCGATGGCTTGCTGCCCGGAGCGGGTGGCGCTCCCTTGATCGGGACCGTGATCTCCTGCGACTGGCCTTGGAGCCACCGCAGGTAGTCCACGGTCGACTTCGGGTATTTGCGCACCGGACTCAGCCCCCCGACGCCGTACTTGGCGTACTGGCGCGCTGGGTTCAGGAACGGCACATAGCCGTCGAGCGTGCCGGCGAGGGCAGCCTTCACCCGTTCCAGCGCCCCAGCCTCGCGCCCCTTGGAATCGACCAGCTTGTCGCCCTTCCAGTCGAGGCCCAGGCCGCCGAGCACGAGGGCGGAGAACTGCGGCGCCGGGATGGAGGCGAGGAACTGCGGGTAGTCGGCGAAGGTGCCGAACGACGTCAGGTTGGACAGCTTGTACGCCGACCCGCCCGGTCCCGGGATGCCGCTCTGGAGAAAGCCCGGAAGCGGGAGCTTGGCGTTGAAGTCGTACCCGAGCTTCTGGCGTTCCTCGCGGGTCATCTGCTCTGAGGCGGAGAGGAGCGCCGTGGTGATCGGATGATCGCGCGGCAAGGTCATCAACACGAAGCGGGCTGACGCTCTCGCCCACATCCAGAACGGCGCCCAGGTGGTGAGGAAGCGGCGCGCCTGCGGGGAGTTCTTCCCCCAGTTGCCGAAGGTCTTCTCGACTTCCCTGGCGTAGCGGATCTGCTCGTCGGTGTTGCGGAGTCCGCGGGCGAGGCCCCTCACCGCGGCGTCGCCGGTGCGGACCGCGTGCAGGAACTGGAGCCGGGTCATGTTGAGGTCGCGACGTGCGGCCCGGGAGAGCGCCCCGTACTGAGGCGTCTGCTCGACGAACTTGGAGTCGGCCTCGAAGACCGCGTCGCGGTACTTGCCGTAGAGATCCATGAGCTGCTTCGGACCCGGCGTCACGCGGAGGGCGTGGGCAGCCCTCCAGACCGGCTCAAGCCGGGTTCCGACAAACTGCTCGGCGGCTCGGTAGGGCTGGACGCGCTTGTAGCTCCCGTAGAGCCCACCCGGGACGATGGACTCAAGCGCCCTCGTCGCCTCTGCTGGGCCGAGTTCGGCGGTCAGTGAGCGACCGAAGGCCCGTCCGCCCGTGATCGACACCGGGCCGCCGCCGATGGAGAGCGCGCGCACGAGGTAGTTGTCGATGATGTTGCCGGCTGCCCATCCCGGCGAGGTGGGGAGCACGGCGCCCTTGAAGCCGCCGGTGATGGCCTGCGCGGTCTTCTCGACGGGCAACGCCGGCTGGAAGTGCTGAGCGAGCCGGTCGGCGACGACCTTGGGGATCAGCCCAGTGTCGCCTTCCCCGGGTGCCCGCGCCTGCTCGATGGCGTCGCGCATGACCGTATCCGCCAGTTCCGGAATGTCGGCGTGGAGCGCGTCGACGGAGGCGCCCTCTCCGTACTGCCGGGCGGCTTCGAGCTCGCCGCGCTTCGCGAGAAATGGAGCGATCCGCCACGGCACCCATCCGCCCGGCACCTCGGGGAGCTGCATCCCGAACTCGGCCGGGTGCTCGATCGCGAGCCGCGCCTCCTGCGGATTCTTGAACCACTTCCCGCCGGGCCCGCGCATGACGCCTTCCTTCGTGAGCCTGTCGAAGCTCTTCACCGAGTCGAGCAGGGAGCGGCTGTGCACGGCCTGGTTGACCAGTGCATCCCACGAGAAGTCGGCGGTCCCCTTCGCGGTCGCCTCGCCGGTTCGCCGCGCGCTGGGCAGTCTGTTGCGCTCTGTGTAGGTGCGGTAGTGGGAGATCGGCCCCTTCTGGCCGCCGAGCCTCTGCGTGACGAACCCTCGTTCCTCTGGATGGACGCCGCTAGCTCGCATGTGCTCGTGGATCGCCTCGAGCGAGAGCGGGTTCCCGTGCTGATCGAGCGTCTGTCGCCGGGAGTTGAGCCGGTTCCAGCGCCCGAGCAGGCGGCCGCGCTCCTCGTTGCTGAGTCCCGACTGGCGCATCTCCTGGTGCACCTGCTCCAACGCGCCCCTGTCCGCCTGTGAGAGTCCGTGGCTTGCCCCCATGTGCGTGCGGGCGTAGGGGATCGCGACCGACTTCTCCGCCTGCCGTGCGGAGAGGAGTCCGCGGTCGACGAGTTCCTGCACGACCGGCGCTTGCTGGCGCACATAGGCTGTTGCCGCCGCCGCGACCCGCTCCGGATCAGGACTCTTCAGCGCCGCGTCGATCTGCTTGATCGTGGCGCGGTTCGCAACGACCTGAGCAGGCGAGAGATCGCGCTGGGCAGCCACGAGGTTGTCCCGGTAATTCCGCAGGTCCGCGATCGCGCGTTCGGGATCTCGAGCGATGCCTTGCACGAGTTGGCTCACAACGTCCGCTTGGGCGCCCCGGGGCTTGACCTGAGCGAGCTCGTGCTCAGTCCTGCGGTGCTCCCCGCGCCGCACCTGCTCGTTCGCATAGGTGGTTCGATCCGTGAAGTCCGCGAGGTATTTCCGCGCCTGCCGCGGCTTCGCGCGAATGGATTGCTGGGGGCGACCATGGATGTCCTCCATCATCGGCCCGGGTCGCCGCTCCATCGCCCGACGATCAGCCAACCGCTGACGGGCGGCGGTGATCGCGTCGCGCGAATAGGGACCGCGCCTGATCGACCGCTCGCCGTACACGTGGAGTGGCGGGCGCTGCTCGACGGGCTTGCCGCTCTCGAGGAGCCGTCCCGGAGCACTGACCCCTCGTCCTACGGCGGCCTTCACGCCGAGGGCTTCGAGGCCGGTGTAGACCGGGTGCTCGCCCGCCGCCTTGAGCGCCTCGCTGCCTTTGCCCTGTGCGAGCAGGGCCAGCGCATCGTGCTTGAGGAAGCTCGTCTTGAGCCGCTCCCAGGTCTGCGGTCTGCCCTGCGCGGCCTCCACTCCCGCCTTGCCGACGAGGTAGACGGAGGGGGGCACCTGCGCCGGGAGGCTGATGAGATCGCTCAGGGCGTTGCCCGCGACCCCCGGCACCACGCTCTTCACCGCAGAACCGGCACTCCCCAGGAGTCCCGCGGCCGTGCCGGTGCCCTCCAGTGCTCCCTTGAACTGACTCGGGTCGCCACTCTTCGCCACCACCGGCGCCTGGGCCGCAAGATCAAGACCTGTCGCTGAGACGAACGGATGTCGCTTCCCGAACCGAGCGCCCTTGCCCGCAGTTCTGGCGCCCGTGCGCGCATGGCTCCAGAGCTTTTGGGCGCCACGGGCGAGCGGTCGCGCCTCCTCCGTCGCCCGCCCGACTTGGGTGGCACGTTCCGCAGTCCTAGCCTCCTCGGCTGCGTGGCCGGCACGAGCGAGAGTGGCGCCCGCCTGGATCGCCTCCTCACCCTTCTTCGCGCGGGCGATGTCGAGCGCCGCCTTGCCGATCAGTCCGAGGCGGCCGACCGGGACGACCGTCGCAGCGACCTCAACCGCGCGGGAGAGATCGGAGGGCTGCTTGAAGTTGTATTCGGTCTTCCCTTCCTTCGCGACGCCAACCTTCGTGGCGTACCTCTTGCGGTCGTAGGGAGCGAGCACTGCTGGCGGGCGCCCCTGGTACTTGCGAAGTAGGTGCGGCGCATAGTGCGCCTTCTCCTGGTCGGAGAGCAGGTTGAACGCGCTCGCGACGTTGGCGGGGCGCGCCGTGACGTTGTATCGGCTGGTCGCGAGCCGATGAATGTAGTTGGACGCGGCCTGGTGATTCGCCGCTCGCGCCTGCCGGTATTGAGGCGTCCGTCGCGCTTGGCGAGCTGCGTGCGATACCGCCTGCTGGTGACGTTGGCGACGCCGGCGTCCTGCGGGACTCCCGTAGAGGGGGCGCCCGGAATGGCTAACTGTCGGTCCGGGCAATTACGGCACTCCCGCCCACGGCTGGCCCCAGTGCTTCGCCAGCCGCCGACGAATGACCTCAATCGCCGCCTGCGCCTGGCTGTGATTCACATCGCTCTGCCCGGCGAGGATGCCCTCGAAGTTCCGCCACGCATCGCCCTCCGAGCCGAAGTGCTTCACCGAGTCGGCCGACCATGGCACCGAGCCCTCGCCGCTGGTGGGAGCGGTCGCGAGGAGGTTCATGCCGGTATGGACGGCCTGGGAAACATTGCGGCGGTGCTGGCGACGATGCAGTGCGTGGAGCCGCTGGTTGTCCTGCCGATCACTCGCGGCACTCGCCCCCGACGTGTACGCCTTCTGCTCGAGCGAGTAGAGCTTGCTCGAAGCGTCCTGGGCCCGGTCGACGCGCGCGCCGATGATGTCCTGCTGGATCCCGGCGAGGCCCGACTGCTTCTGGGCGCGGGCGTCTTGGGTCAGGAACGGGATCGCCTGACCGAGCGATTGCTGGCGGGACGCGAGATCGCTCCGGGTCTGTTGCAGGAACGAGCCCTTGAGCCCGGAGTGTTTGAGGCCCTTCTGGATCTGGCTGAGCTGGGCCTGGGCCGCACCGACCGCGTTCTTCGTGGAGCTGACGCTCTGGCGGTAGGTGCGGACGACGCCCCGGCGCTGGGCCTTGAGCGCGGCGATCTGAGGAGCGTAGTAGCGGTTGGCCGCGCGCTGGGCGCGGTGATGGAGGAGCGCCTCCAGGCGGGGTGAGAGCCGGACCTGATTCGTCGCGTGAACGCCGACGACCGGGACGCCCCCGCCGTGGTGCCGGCGCCTGCTCGGGCTGTACTTCAGAAGTACCTCTGATCCGAACGCCATCTCTCCTCCTAAAAGCCTTGTCCGAGACTCTGCCCGGTTCGCTTGCCAGTGGTCGAGAACGCGCCCGGGTGCAGTTGCCGGGCGGAGAAGAGCTCCTGCTCAAGCAAGTCGGCGTTGCCGATCGTCGCCTCCCGTCGCGCGCGCTGGAGCTGGATGTGCAGATCCCCGCGGGTGCGGCGGAAGTCGCGATGGGCGAGATGGATGTCGTGGCGCGTGTCCTGCTTGAGCCGGGTGCGCCCGCGCCGGGTGTCCTGGCGGAGCTGCCCTGCCTCGATCCCGAGGCGCCCGAGGTTGATCGTCTGATCCTGCCCCAGACGCTGGAGGGCGATGTCGAGCGGCTGTTGCTCAAAGCCTTGGTTGGCGATCCGCCGAGCGGCCGCAGCCTGAGCGGTTCCTTGATCGGTGCCCAGACCGGCCGCGTTCGATGCCTGAAGCTGCGTGTCGCCGAGAGTCGCGTACTGGCGGCCGAGCGACTCCAGCTTCAGGCCGATGTCCTGCGTGCCGCGTCTGTAGTCGCGCTTGACGTCCTGGCGCTTGAAGCGGATCGCCTGGAGCCCGCGTTGAAGCTGGGTCGTGAAGTCCTGCATCCCCCGCCGCTTGGTGATGCGCGAGTCCTTGCGCGAGGTGCGGAAGTCCTGGCGTGCCTGATGGCGGGCCCGCTTGACGTCGAGCGTCGTGTCCTGGAGTCCGCGCGCGGCCGCCTGTCGCTCGGCCTCGATCGACGGGTCGTAGCTCAGATCCGGGTACGGCGAGGGGCCGATGTTCCACGGCTTCTTTTTGCCGCCGTGCTTTCCGCCGTGGTGCGTGCCGCCCGGGGGGGAGGTGCCGCCGTGAGCCATTAGGCGATCACCCGGAAGAAGACGTCTTCGGGAGTCGTCACCGCAGCGCCCGTCTCATCACGGAGCGACACGGTGATCTCGTCCTGGTCGACCGTCCCGCCGACCATCCGGTTCGGGGCGGTGGGGAAGACCTGGATGAAGCGGGGCGCCACCCGCAGGCCGTGCGCGATCGTGTCGCCATCGGCAACCGTGGCCGGGCCGTATCGCTCGACCGGGCGCGCGGGCAGGATTCCCGGCTCGCCGACGATCTGGCGGATGATCCGGCGTAGCTCGCCGGCGGACTGGAGACGGTCGATGGTGCGAGTGCCGGCTTCCATCAGACCGCCAACTTGATCCGGAGGATCTTGGTCGAGCCAAAGTTGCCGTCGTCCGCCTGGACGTCGTCGGGATTGGCGGACGAGGCGAGCTTTTTGGCCTGGAGGGTGAGCTGGCTTGAGCCGTCGAAGGTATGGAACGCGGCGATCGTCAGGGGTGGGATCGGGTCGACGAAGGGGATCGGAAGAGTCGTCCACACTGCCGATGCCCGCGTGTCGGAGTCGAAGTTGAACTTGATCGCTACGCCGTTGTCGTTGATCGTGGTGAAGCCGCACAGTGTCGCGATGATGAGGTAGTCGCCAGCCGTGGGATTGCCCGCCGAGAGCACGGAGGTAAAGACGGTCGAGATGTTGGCCGGCGATCCGAGCGAGCTCTCGACCCCTGTCAGGTTGAGTTGCGCTGGCCCAACGGCGTCATCCCTGATCTCCGGGGTGTCGACGGAGTCGTCCTGCATCATCGCGTTCGAGATCTTGTTGTTGCCGATCGCGACGGTGCCCGTGTCGTTTGAGAGCGTGACGTCCCCGGAGATCGTGCGCGGGGTGGCGCGGCCCGAGGAGTCGGCGACCCATAGCTGCTTGTCGGTGGCGTTCCCGAAGCGGTCGTTGAGCCAGTCCCGGATGTGCTGCCAGTTCGCCATGAACTGATCCGCGTCAGGCGTGTCGCCGTTCTCAAGGACGAAGGGGAACTCGGGGATCAGATCGGCCATCTGGTCATCTCCTAGCAGCGAGGGAGGGGGCAACGACGGTCGTGAGGGAGCGGATCACGAGCTTCGCGACCGGGTCTTGGCACCAAATCCGGTAGCGGATGTAGCGCGCCTGCTTGTTGATCCGGCAGCGATGGCGGCCGGTGCCGCGGGGGTCGGCGTGGAACTGGCAGGTCGTCTCGAAGAACTCGATCTCCCCGGAGCTCGTGAACGGCCACAGCGACCCGTCGATCGACTTGGGGGGGCCGAAGCCCGTCCCCAACAGCCCGGCGGGATCGCCGAGGAGCGGTCCCTCGGGAGCTGGCGACCCGAGGGCGTACCCGATGTGGAGGATCGGGTCGTCGGCGGAGGCGTCCTGCATCTCGTAGCGGGGAAGCACCGAGCGGACCCGGTTGAGCGTCCCGCCGCCCGTCTCGAAGTCCCGGGTGACGATCTCGAACAGCGCGACGGAGTCGTCGGCGTCGAGCTTCGTGATCGACGACGGGGTGAAGAAGTCCGTGCAGTCGTTGATCCGCGAGGCTGCTCCCGAGTCACCGGAGAGCAGGAGCGGGTCGCGGGTCGCGTCGCCGACCCGAGTGGCGAAGACCGCCTGGCTTCCGCCGTGGCCGTCGAGGATGCACCAAGGAAAGGTCGTCTTGCGCCGGCGGTCGAGGGCGGCCCGATCCAACCGGCAGACCGCAGTCTCGACGACCGCTCCGTTGACGTCCTTGGCGATCGGCAGGAAGTAGTGGGAGTTGTGGACGGCCGCCTGGCCGGGGTGGTAGGAGCTCTCGACGAGCACCCGCAGGCTTGAGTCGATGTTCCGCGAGAGGCGGACCGGGGCCGAGACGCCATCGACGAGGAAGATGCCGTTGATCGCCGGGACGATGAGGAGCCGCTCCCAGTTGGCGATCCCCTGCGGCTCCCAGAGGATCAGGTCGCGGGCATGGACGGCGAGCCGGTGCTGGTTCGACCCGACGGCGTCGACGATGTCCAGCGCAATCCCCTCGAGTACAAACGCCCCGTGCGTAGTGAAGATCAGGAGCAGCGTGTCGGTGAACGCGGCGCCGAGGATCCGGCCGCCTTCGGGGAGGGTGTGCTCGTTCGGCGTCTCGGTGACGGAGTGATCCGGGTTGACCGTGCTCAGCGTCCACTTGTGCGGGTTGTCGATCTCAGAGAACTTGAGCACCGCCTCCTGGGCGGTAATCAGCCGGTTCGCCGCCACGCAGTAGAACTCGCCGTCGGGGTAGGGATCGCCCGCCGCGATCTTGTACAGCTTGTAGAAGACCGGGTTGATGGTGGTGGCGGTCGCGCCCTCATAGGCATCGCGGAGGGTGACCTGGGTATCGGAGTCGACCGAGGCGACGACGTACACGCGCTCGGTGCCGCGCTGGAAGAGCATCCCGGCGTCGACGTTGGCGGTGAAGCCGCCGTCGGCGTCGGTGACGATCTTGGACCCGTTCGTGACGTGGGTATTCGAGCCCGCCGTGGAGAAGTTCGCGCTCTTCAGCGAGCCGCCGTAGAGGTAGCCGCCCCCGATGAACAGGATGTCGGCGAGGACCGCAGCGGGCTTGGGCTTCGGGAGTCCGTCGGAGCCGAGATTGATCCGGCTCTCGTCATCAGCGGGATCGAGCACCGCGAAGTCGTTGGGGCTCGCGAAGACGGTGCGATGCCCGGGGTTCAGGTAGACGTCCCAGAGCCCGGTGATGCCTGCGGTGCCGAAGGCCGAGGTCGACTTGTAGACCGAGCCGCCCCGCTTGAACGTGGAGCCGTCTTCGTTGAGCAGGCCGTTGCGGACGCGCAGGAGGCCGTTCGGGGGCAGGAGGTGCGGTGCGACGCCCGTTACCTCGCCAGCGGCGAAGTCGTCCTGGACGGTTTCGATCTGCGAGGTGGTCATGTCATCCCCGCCACTCGCACCTGAACGGGGCCGGCCGCCTGCTTCGCTGTCCGCAGACGGCGCAGTCCGGCGACCGCGTTGTTGAACTCGTCCTCGTGGAAACCCCGGAGCTCGGGGTTGTCCTCCTGGTAGCCGTAGGCGAGTGCGGCTGCGTAGTCGACGATCGCTCGCCGGTATTCGCACGGCACCTGCGGCTCGTCGTCGTCGTTGACGAGGATCGCCGGATACACGGAGCACAGCGCCTTGATCGAGAGTCCGGCCTGGGTAGGCAGCGGATAGAGCGAGACACTCTCGGCGGCGTCCCCGTCGAAGCTGATCCAGTAGACGCCTGCGCACCGCAAGCTCTTCCAGTTCTGCTTCAACTCGTCGACCTGCTCCTCGCTGGAGGCGAGGTACGGGGTGCCGTCCACCTTCAGCTTGCGCACCCGGTGGATCGCGCCGGAGAGGCTGTACGCCTCCTGGTCGGCGGCGGTCGGGCCGAGTTCAAGGCCCGCCCGGAGCCATTCGGCGCGGCAGACGAGCGCCCGGGTGCCTTCGTTTAGGAGCCGATCGGCCGTGTCGGGTGCAAGGTCGAGCCCCGCGAGACTGTTGAGGTCGGAGCGAAGGTCGCCGAGATTCGCGCACTCCGGCGCCGCCACGGGGCCGCCAAAGGTGCCGCCTCCGAAAGAGCCGCCCGCCATCAGGGCGTCCCGATGATGAGTCGCTGTTTGATCGGCTGGGTCGGCCGGTAGGACTCGTCGAGCAGTTGCATCTCAGTCCACGGAATCTTGGTCCCGGCCAGGGTCGTCGGGAAGTCCTTGAGGATGCCGTCGTGCCCGGGGCCCGTGACGTTGTCCGTCCCGAGCCAAATGTCGATCGCGTTCGTGAGCTGCGCACCCGGCACGGTCGCCCGTCCCTCCATGTTGATCGTCACCGCGCCGGCGGTATCGGTGACGACCATCCCGTAGTCGCGGATCGCCCGTACCACCTCGCGCATGAAGAGGTCCGTCTCGCCGCTCGGGTCGTAGTCGGGCGGGAGCCGGAACCACATGCCCTCCTGCGGGGCGAAGGGGTTGTGCGAGCTCCCGTCGACCGCCTGCGCCGGCCAGCGAAACTTCGGCCACTGGGCGCCGAACAGGAGGGAGAAGTTGAGCCCGTGGGGGATCGCCCCGACCGTCCCGGCCACCGCGGCGAGAGCTTCCTCTTCGGTGATGCACCCGGCCATCAGCGGGATCTTGGTCGCGGCCGCTCCCCATCCCTGCCCCTGCCCCTTGTAGGCCGTGTTGTCGAAGATGCCGATGTTGCCGCTCATATGGTCGATTCGCCCGCCGTACTCCATATGCCAGCCCGGGGTGTTGAGTACCGCCGGGTCGGTCCCGGTCGCCTGGCCACCCGAGTGGGGGCCGTCGACTTCGAACTGGCTCGCCTTCCACGCCTCCCAGTAGGTGTCGGGGTAGGGCAGCGCCGGATCGTTCGGCTGGTAGATGACGAGGTGGTTATCCCCCGGCCACGGGCCGGCGGGCCGGGCGTCGACCGGCACCGGGACGTCGGTGAACGCCTCCATCATCGTCGCCGAGATTTGCCCGTCCGGCCGATCGAAGGTGAACGTCTCGAGCGTGTAGTGGTCGGGGTCGTCGGCGATGAAGACGGAGCGGGCGTAGTTGTTCCAGTTGAAGGACGAAATGCCGTGGGTGGCAGGATGGTCGGGATCGGCAATGCGCGCCGCCAGAGCCCGATCCGCGAGAGCGTCGCAGTAGGCGTCGCTGTCGGGATCGAGCGAGGCATCGTCGGGGAGCCTTTTGTTGCACCACGCATGCGGACTGAACCAGCGCCCGGTGTAGGGCCCTGTCAGATGGTCGGCCACTAACTCACCTGGCCGATGATCGCCAGGATGCTCGTCGTCGCCCCCATATCGGCTTCGCTCATGATCGACGCCGGCGAGGCATAGGTGAAGCCGCCCTTCTGCGCCCCGAGCTTCACCCGGGTCCCGGTCGGCGCGAACGCGGCCGGCAGGATCGAAGCGTTGTTCGACACGACGCCGTCGAGCCGGCCGAAGGTGACCGTCGCGTTATCCGGCACGACTCCGAAGACGAGCCGCTGGCCGCTCTCGACGTCGAGCCCGATCCCCGAGAAGGTCTGCCAGTCACCGGCGGCTCCGGCCGCAGTCCCAGCCGAGCAATAGAGCTGCGTGTAGGAGCCGGGCGTCGCCTGGCCCGTGTCGAAGACCAGGAGCTTGATGTTGCCCGACGAAATGCCGATGTAGAGGGCAATCGCGTCCAAGAGTCCGTCGAAGGGGACCGGGTTCATGGCGACGAAGCGGGCCGTGTTGGCGCTGTTGGTGACGGTCGCCGTCGGGGATGGGCTGTTGTTGGCGACCGGGACAACGAGGCCCTCTAGGAAGCCCGAGCCGGCGGCGCCGACGTTGCCCTTCGCGGCGAACACCTTCCAGTGCGAGCCGTCGTCGGTGATCGGGTCGATGTTGGTCGACGTCGCGACCGCGTACCAGCTCGAGCCACCGCGGATCACGAGGTCGTCGACCGCGTAGGCCGTGACGCTCGACCACGCGCCCAGGTTGTTGAGCCCCACGCCGGGGTCGCCCTGGTCGCCCTTGAGCGACATCGGCGGCCCCCACGAGCCCGTCTCCTTCACGAACAGGTCGGCCGTTGAGGTCTTCAGGAAGAGATCGCCGTCCCCGCCGACGTCGTCAGTCGGGGTAAGCCCGCCGGAGAGGACCGCGACGCCGCCGAGCAGGATCGGGTTATCGAGGTCCCAGATACCGCCGGCCTTCGGTCCGTAGAGCTTGCCCGTCGAGGTGTCGAACCACCACGAGCCGTTGAGCCCGTCCGAGTTCGACGGCGGCGTGACTCCGCCGAGCACCGGCAGCCCATCGGCGGCGAGAAGGTCGGCCAGCGTCGCCATCGCCTGAGCGAAGTCCGGGTTGGGGTAGGTCCCCGCCAGGACTCCGCCGGCAGCGCCGGTCGGGTCGCCGCCTCCGCCTCCTCCCCCTCCGTCCTCGACGGCGGTTACCCGGTCGTCGAGTTCGTTGACCTTCTCATTGGCGTCGTTGTGAGCGGCGGGATGAGTGTCGCGCGCCGGGGTGTCGTTGGTGAAATCAGTCCGGAGGGGCATCCGGCTTGTCCTCCATCTCCTCGAGCATCGCGATCGTGTCGCGAGCTGAGTTCAGGATGGGCAGCCGATTGTGCGTCTCCTCCTCGGTGAGAAGCACCTTTCGGACCGCGCCGACGTCTCGCATGGCCGCTGCCCGCGAGATCGCCGTCATCTGATCTGAAGTCGTGGGCTTGGGTTCGTCGGGCGAAGCGCCCTCCTCCCAGAAGCCGTTGTTGCCGGGGCGGTTGAAGAGCCAGTGCTTACGCAGCCAGGCGAGCAGCTCCTCGGAGTCGACGTCCTCCAGCATGTGCTCGTTGACGTAGGTGCGGCTCACCTCTACCTCGACCGGCTCCTCGTTGTAGACGGGCGCCCCGGTTTCGGGGTCCAGCACGACGCGGTTGGCTTGGTCGAGGAGCGGTCTGCGGTCGGTGCGCTCTTCGGTGACCGTCTCGCCGCGGATCTCGGCCCGGCCGCCCTCGAACTCGACCGCCACGCCCCTCTTTCCCTCGCGGATCACCCGGTCGTTGATGTCCCGCTTCTCGAAGTCGGGCTGCTTCCAGGTGAGTCGAAGATTCCCACACGGCGACACGAACACGGTGGTCTGTTGGGCAGTTGCAGTAGGCATGGATCTCCTAATCGACGGCAAAGGGCATGTGTTTAGCGCGGAAGTCTTGCGCGGCTGCGGCTGCTGCCTCTTCGGTATCGAAGCGGCCCAGCCAATGCGACTTGCGATTGATCGTGACTCGCGCTGCCCAGCGGCCGGTCTGGGCGCAGCGGGATACGCCCCGGTGAGGCGATCCGGCGTCACGGTGCGACGGAAGGTTCTGCATCTGCTGATGCCGTGTCACGACACGCAGGTTGCATCGCCGGTTGTCCCAGCGACGTCTATTGACGTGGTCGATCTCGCCCATCGGATCCCCGAGCAACTCTCGATGAAGCGCGATTCTCTGGCCGCCCCTGCCGTAGCCGTTCCGCGAGATATCGCCCCGCTTAGTCGCATACCACTTGTACTGGGAGACCCATGGGTGATCGGCCGCGTCGATGAGCGCGAATTGCCCATGCTTCTCCCCACGGAGGCGGAGAAACGTCCAGACCCGCCCCGACCCAATGGGCCGAGGCGGGATCTCAGACGTTGCTACCCCCGAACACACGGTGGTTATCCGGTAACGCCGGTCAGCACGCCATCCGTCTTCGGCAGGCCGTGCTTCAGGCCACACTCGGTCAGGATCTGATCCTGCTGACCGTCGCGGTCCGGGACCTGCACGTTCTGGTCGACGTGCGTGTCGCGCGACCCGCCGGGCCCGTCACCGTTCAGGTACTTGTACTCCTTCCCTCCGGAGCGGAGGTCGAGAGCAATCGCGTACCCGCCGTACACGGCACCTTCGAGAAGGTCGTGGACGATCAGGTTCAGGGTTCCGTGGATCGACATGAACTTGCTCACCGTCACTCCGTACGTCTCAGCACCGACGAAGGTGTTGAGCTTGCCCGCGGAGTACTGGTTGAGCACCGACGCGACGAGGCGAGATGCGAACAGCGTCTTGGTCTTCGCGCCGTAGCGGAAGAGCGTCCGCATGAACTGCTCGAACTCGGCCTCGGTGAGCGTTCCGCCGGCGTCCTGGTTGTTGGACGTGGCGAAATTGAGGACGCCGCCGGTCGTCCGGCGAGGCCCTCCATCGGCGCCAGTCCGCGTGCCGGGCGCACCAAGGATCAACGCGAGCTCGATGTCCTTGAGGTGCTCGATCATCGACTTGCGGTGCTGATGCACCCAGTCGTGCGGGCTGGTCTGGTTCGACGACGACAGCGCAGTACCCGATGCCTTGATCGAGTGCTTGAAGATCTGCGTGTAGTTGTCGACCTTGACCGGGTTCTGAGAGCGGGCCTCCTGGGAGGTGTCGCCCTCTTCTGCGGCCGTTCCGATGATGTAGAGCGGGTCGTTGTCGACCAGGGCCGCGGCGGTCGTGCCGCCGACTCCCCGCTCCACGGTGAGCGTGTTGGCTGCGATCGAGGTGACCGAGATCACCTCGCCGGTGCGGGGGACCTTGACGACGTCCTCCGCGGCGAACAACTCGCCCGTATCGACGACGACTGAGGTCGCGCCCGATGAGTAGCCGGCGCCGTTGTTGACGGCGTCGAAGCGCGATTCCAGTTCGTCGTTCGTCCAGCTGAACAGCGAGTCCTTCGCGTTGCTCTTGTTGAGCTGGCTCAGGATCACCGTCAGCGGTGCGGCATCGGGCTCCAGGAGCATGATCTCCCGCGAGACGTCGATGTACCGCTGGACCGAGGCAATGTTGTCCGTGCGTCGTTGTCCTGTAACGACAGCCATGGACTAACTCCTTCGGGTCAGGGCAGTCCTCAGAACACGCTCTGTGGCTTGTTCGGGTCGAAGACCGCCTGCTTGTAACGGTCAGCGGGATCGGGCTCTCCTTGCGGCGCGCTTGGTCCAGCGCCCGTTTCGAGAGTCGGTCCCTGACCCGGGGCCTCGGCCGGGGTTTCGGCGGCGGCCGCAGCCTCCGCCTTCACAGCTTTGTATGCGAGATCCACCAAGAGTGGATTGGTGTATTCCTCGCGCCCATAAGCCTCTGCAATCGGGGCGAGCTTGTCCGTGACAGCCTCGAACACCTCGGGGTCGCGGATGTCAGGGTGCTTCTCCGCGTAGGAGTTCAGCTCCTGGCGGCGAAGTTGGGGGACGAGGAGGTTCGCGGCCTCCTCGCGGAAGAGTTGGCGGAGCTGGTGCTCCTCGTTGGCGAACTGCTGCTCGGGCGGGAGCGGGTTCCCGTACTGGTCGACCGGGTTGCCCTGCTCGTCGACGAACTGCTGGCCCTGTTCCATCCCCGGCTGTCCGGGCTGGCCCTGCATCTCGGGGTTCTCGAGCGGCGCGGTCAGGCTCTCGTAGAGGTCGCCCGGCGCCTGCTCCTGGCCGAGTCCCATCTCCTGCTCGATCCGTTGCGTCGTCTCGCGAAGCGCGGCGAGCTCCCGGCCGACATCCGGCTGCTGCTCGGCGCCCTCGGGGGGCTGGGCTGGATCGGGCTGGCCCGTGGGGGGCGTCGGGGGCGCGGCCTCCGGCGCTGCGGGCTCTACCGGCTGCTCGGGCTGGGCGGGGGCTTGAGCGGGGCTTGCTTCCACGGATTCCTCCTATGCGGCGCGGGCCTCAGCCGCGGCCTTCTCTGCGTTTCGCACGATGCCCTCGGCCAGCTTGGGGACCGAGGCGAGGCCGTTCCAACGGCCGATCGTGCGCTCGTTGTCCTCGGGAGTCCGCGGCGGCGACACCATCATCGTGCGCTGCTCTGAGCGGAGCCGAATCTCGATCGACTCAAGGAACCGCTTCCATCCCGGGGTTTCCATCATGGCTCGCACTTGGTCACCGGCTTCGATCGCCTCAGAGCCTGTCCAGACTCCGACCAGGTGCATCGCCTCCGGGATCTCGCGTTTCTCCTCAGCCATGTTGCGTGGAAGCCTACCGCCCTCCACCGACGGCAGCCCGAACCCCGAGCACGCGATGAAGTGGGGTGGGTTGGCGCCCGCGATTGCCGCGGGAGCGACGCCGCCGCCGGTTCGCCCGTGCGCGGGCGTGCGCGGGGTTCTGCATCAGGGCCGGTCGCCCGCGCGTCATCGCCTGCGCCGCCAGCGTGTGCCGGCGCCTGGCCGATGCCCGATAGGGCTGAGTGCGGGAGGTGGGAATCAATCGATCGTGAACGCGAGCCATAGGAGCTCGCCCGAGGTGCCCTCGGCCCCTTGGGTTGACGTGGTGATCGTGATCGCCGCCCCGCCACCGGAGAGCGGGGTGGTGCCGTTGGCGCCCGTGAGCGCCGCGACGTTGGTCCCGGCGTACTGGCCCGAGAAGGTGACGAGGTAGGGCGTCGTGCCGCCGGAGTCGCCCGGCCCGCCGCTCACCGAGACGTCACCCGGGTCGATGTTCGAGAGCGCCTCGAGCGCGGTCTGGACCGCCGACGCCGCCGCGTTGAAGGCGATGTTGGCGGTCTGCTGGCCGCTGAACGTGAGCTTGAACTGACCGGCGGTCGCGTCGATCTTGACGCTCTGCACCTCGTCGACCACGCCGAGCAGGGCGTAGGCGCCCGCCGCCGCCGTGATGTCGACGTTGTGATCGGCGTCGATCACGCCATCGTCGGCGGCCATCGGCGCGAATGGCACCCGGCCTTCCTCGCGCTCGACCCGAGTCGCCTCAAAGCCGAACGCCTTCACAGACGTCCCGACCGGGAAGTTGGGCGCGTGAACTGTTTTCGTCGGCATCGCTCCTCCTACTTGACGCTCAGCGCCACGTACTTCCAGATCGGGTACGGCTGGGAGTGCGGGGCGTGTTGGACTTCTTCCAGCTCGGCGCAGACGACGTAGCGGCCGCTGTCGAGGTTCTTGAAGCTGAGCGTGCCGTTCTTGTCCACCTTCACCGTCGCGATCGGCTTAGGAGCCGGCGCTCTCTGCTCGTTCTTTTCGATCCCGACCGCCCACTCCGGATGGACCTGCACCGTTTGGCCGGGCGCGAACGGATGCGCCTCGAGCACGACGGGGGCGCGTTTTGGGCTTCGCCTTGCCGGCTTTGCGTCTTTGCGCGCGGTTCGGCGACTTTTCGTTTTGAACATTTGGGCCTCCTCCTTCTGTTGCCTGTGCGGCCTGCGCCGCCACGTCGAACGCCTGTGCGGCCGCCTCGAGCGACTCGTAGCCGAGTAACTGCGCGGCCATCCCCGCCCTGCCGAGCTGGTTCTCGTGGACGAGCTTTGCCTGCTTGATCCCGTCTTCGATCTGGCGCTGGTTCGCCTCGAGCCGGAGCACCGTCTCGTGGCTCTCGCGGCAGGCGGCGAGTTCCGCGACGAGCACGCCCTCGTCGATCGTCTTCTCGCTGAGTTCCGTGTCCTTCACTTCTTCACCTCTTTGGCCGCCGCCTTCTTAGCGACGCTACCGCCGAACGCGGCGGCGGCGACATGGAGCCCGTTGTTGATGAAGTCCTCGAGCCCCTGGCGCCGCTCGTCCGCGGTGTCGTCGTCGGGAAGCTCGACGTCGAACGTGACTCTCACTGTTTTGGGCATGGCGTCCTTTCTATACGGCGGCCGGCGAGTACCAGACCGTCCCCGATTGGGCGAGTATGTCGTTGTTGGAGCCGGCGCTTATCTCGCCGGTGATTTTCATGGTGTTGGCGCCGGAGAGCGTTAGCCCGGTGAGCTCGCCCTGCTGTAGCTGGCCGGCGGACGCGGCAGACGCGGACGCGCGCATGAAGCCCACTGAGTATCTAACGACCGTGGCGGACACCCGCGTAATCTCGCCGAAGATGCGCCAGGCGTTGATGGCGCTGGTCGCGAACGCCGTCGTGGTGAAGATTTGGGTCCCGGCGAAGTACATCTTGAAGGTCCGGGTATTGGTCGCGTGGGCGGCCGTGTTTCCCTGGTAGACAAAGGTGAGCTTGGCGCCGTTGGTCCCGAGCGTGCTCGCCGGGATCGAGTCCGAATAGAGGTCGTCCTCTCCGGTGCCGACGTTGCCGACGTCGGCGAAGTGATCGAAGATCGCGCCGCCCAGAGTCGCCTTCTTAGAGGCAGCGCCGCCGGCGTTGACGCCGAGGATGTTCGCCCCGGCCCGATCCAGGTAGGTATCGACCGCTCCGCCAGCGCCGTCCGCCCACTGATGGCGCCCGCCGGTGCCGAGAATCTTGAAGATCAGGTTGGCCGCGGCCGTGTCGCTGTAGACGGCCAGGGCGGCGTCGAGCGCCTCGACGTTCGTCGTCTGGAGGAACTGGGTCGTGTGGCCGGTGCCGTTGCCGACCACGGCGAGGCCGATTTCGTTGTTGATCCCGGCGGTCGTCACCGTGAGCGCGGGGGCTCCGACGCCCGGCGCGGCAATCGCAACGTAATCGTCCGTCGCCATCGTGTCGGCGGCGGAGCGATACCAGCGCGTATCGCCCCCGAGCTTGACTCCTGCCTCCGCGCTGGGCCCAATCGTCCCGATGAGCGCCTGCGCCGTCGACGCGGAGCCTGAGCGCACGGTGAGGTCGAGCGCCACCTTGAGCGCGTCGTCCGTCGTCCACTCGCTCACTGCCGAGCGGTAGAGGTTGGTATCAACGGCGTTGGTGCTCGCATCGCCGACGAAGAACCCCGGCGCCGCAGTGAACGCGGCCTTGTAGCCGATCGCGACGTAGTTGGTGAGCCCCTGGCCGGAAATGATCCCTGCGCCGGCGCCCGTCCCGATGTCGGTCGAAGCAGCCGTAATCCCGCCTAGCGCACTGAATGAGCCGTCGGTCTTGAGCGCGTTGGCGGCCGAGCGATAGAGGGTCGTATCGGTGCCGAGCACGATCGAGCCGTCGGCCAGGATCGCCGAGATTTGCGTGCCGGCGATATCCCTGAACGTGAGCAGGTTCGCCGTCTGGGCGTCCGGATAGGCGGAGTGCTGAATGGTCAGCGGCGTGACGTTCGGAAGGTCCGGCTGGAGGTAGTTGCGCGCTGAGTCGGAGGGGTGCCGGGTGAGGTAGGGGAAGTTGTGCGCCATCCGTGCTTGCTGGTCGCGGCTGAAGCCGAAGGTGAGGATGCGGTCGATCGCGCGCTTGGCGACCACGGCAGCGCCCCGGTCGTTGAGGTGAATGACGCCGTCGGAGGTCAGGTTCGCGTCGCCGGCGATCACGTCCTGCGTCGCGATCACCTCGACGGCCGAGCTGAACTCCGCGACCACGTTGGCGCTCGCCGTGTTCAGAATCCCGACGTCGTGCAGGTTGTAGGAGGCCATTGGGTCGTACTGCTCGAAGACGCCGACGTAGGGCGGGTTCTCGGATTCGATCCAGGCGCAGTCGAAGATGCCGCGGCCGCCGGCGAGCGCGGTCGGGTTCGCGTCGACCGTGTGCGACCCGGAGGCGACCGTGACTCGCGCGATCACGGGAAGGTCAAAGTTGGGGCTGATCGTGAGGTTCGTCGAGGTCGCCGTGCCCGACGTCGCGTTGAGCGTCATGGTGATTTTCAGGTTGGCGCCGTTCGAGCTGTCGATCGACGCGACTCGCGCGCCGAGCGGAATGCCAGTGCCCGAGAGCAGTTGGCCGACGAGGACACCCGTAAGAGACGAAACGTGCTGGAGCAGCGCCGAGCCAGACGTCCGCTCGCCGGTCGGGGTCAGATTCGACGCGGTGACGATGTTCACGGCTCGAGCGTCGACCGATGCGACCGTCGCCCCGCCATCGATCTTTATGTCCCAACTCGCGCCGGCCCCAAGCGAGTCGCATAGGAAAGCCATCGCCACGGTGCCACCCTGGAAGTTGGAGGGAGTCGTGAAGCGAGCCTTCTTGGCAGTCGCCGTGCAGTAGGAATGCGTGCCGTTGGAAGCTCGGAGCGGCTGCGTCGTGACGCCGTCGTCGACCGCCGTGTAGCCGCCGTCGGGGAAGGTGATTGCGGCGTCGGTGTCCTCGTAGACGTTGGAGGCGCGGAAGCGGGAGATGACCGCTCTGAGCGCGTGTTGGTACTGGAGGAAGTCGACGACCGTCTTCGAGCCGGTCGAGCCGGGCATCAGCCCTATGTCGTTGACGCCGAAGAAGATCAGCGTCGGGCCCCGGCGTGGCGGGCCGACGTTCCAGGTCGTACTCGCCCCGGGGATGCCCTTGGTACGCCTGTAGCACTGATCCCAGCCGCCGGCGCCCGAGATTCCGACGCCGCCTGAGTTGATCGTCAGGATGCCCGACCCGTGCGCCATGTTCTGCACGTCGGAGTGGAGCACGGAGGCGACGCGGTGCCCGATGCCTCGCGTGTTGTCTGAGCTCCCCGTGTACATGATCGAGTGCCCGTAAGCCGTGATTACCGGGGCGAGCCCACTGTTGAAGGTGTTATCGCGAACCGCGACGGCCGCGTCGGCGTAGGTCTTGACCGCGTGAGAGGTCGGGTACTTGGTCGTGTCGTCGGCCAAGGCGCCGTTGTCCTTGTTGCCGGTGTACTCGGCGAGCAGGGTGGAGCGGGCCGTCGTCGCATCGGCGTCGTCGAGCAGGGTTCGCACGAAGGCCGTGAAGTTGACGACGGCCGTCGCGTTGGCCGAGCTCGCGCCGGCGAGCGTCGTCAGGATCGAGCTTGAGTCCTGCTTGCCGGCGACCGCGGTATCGACATAGCCCTTGACAGCGTGCGACGTCGGGTACTTCGTCGTGTCGTCGGCGAGAGCTCCGTTCGCCTTGTTGTCGGTCGTCTCCGGGTTCGTCGTCAGCCGCGGATCGTTGGTCCCGACGGCGATCGGGTTGGCCGCGCTCGCCGGCGCCGTGGAGAGCTTGGTAACGCCCTTGACGGCCGTTGCGGCGTCTGCCGGCGGATCGCCACCGTGAGAGGCGACGTAGGCAACGACGGCCGCCTGGGACGGCGCGACCGCGTCGCTGTTGGCCGTCATATCCGGGTCGGTGTCGAGCGTCGCTCCCCCGCCTCCCCCGCCGCCGTCCTCTCCGGCGATGAACTCGATATAGCGGTAGACGCCGTTCACCTGGGCGACTGCCCAGTAGGAGACGTCGAAGCCGAGCGCGACGAAGGCGGCAGTGCCAGCGGTCATCGTCTGCGACTCATCTGGCGAGCCGAGCGGGGCGCCGGTGGGCTGCCCCGGGCCCGGCCAGTTGCTCTTCTTATAGGCGCCGACGGAGGTCCCGTTCGGGAAGACGTCGACGCGCTTGAGGTTGAACGCGCTCATGGGGTCAGCCTCCCGGCATTGTGTTGGCGCTCGCGGTCATCATCGGCTGAACGTCCGCTGGTAATTCTTGAGCGTGTTGTAGGAGGTCCGCTTGCCTTCGCCGAAGTCGAGGACCCCACAATGGCGATCCCAAGTGCCGTTCGGGATCCCGTAGTCGTGATAGGCGAACCAAATCACTGCGGCCAGCTTGAGGGAGAAGCGGTGAATGGTGAGCAAGTCGAAGCACGCCTTGAGCTTCCCCGACTGCTGCGCGGTCGTGATTATCCGGTTGACGTGGAGGTGATTCGACGGCTGGTTGTTCCAGTCGTCGGGGTTGTTGGGCGTCCCATCCTGATACCCGGACCCGTCCTGACGGTAGGTCGCCGGCCAGCCCACTTCTGTAACCCAGACGTCTTTCCCGTTGAAACCGGGGTGCGAGTCGATGTTGTTGCGATAGCCCTGGACGCTGTCGTATACGTCGTCAGCTTCCTGGGCGTAGGGGTGAATAGCGAGGGCATCCACTTGATCGGTGTCGGAGCCCTGGAGCCCGTCGTCTATGTCGTCGAGCACGTTCTCCTGGCCGCCCGCTGATTTGTTCCCGCTGATCTGGGCGGCGAGCACGAGCTTGAGGCCGAGCGGGTCGAGCACGTCGCTCGCCGCCGTCATGTACTTGAGGTACTTGGTGCGGACGCTCTGCTGGTAGAACGCCACCTCCGTCGGGCTCCAGTTGTCGGGGTGATTGAGGTCAGCGGGGAAATCCGGGTCGCTGGCGTCCGGCGGCCAATAGGAGTCGGGCTCGTTGCCGCACTCCCAGAATTCGGGGGGCTCGTCGACGCCGGCGATCCAGTCCTCGAGGTACGCGGTGAACGCGGCGACGCTCGAGAAGTTGTCCGTCTCGATGCAGGGGCAGACGGCGATCCCTGCGTCGATGAGCTGATTCGTCCTTCCTATGGTCGAAGCCGGGTTGCGAGCTCCCGGGTTGCCGATCGGGTTCGACTCCTCACGGCGCAGGCGAATCATCCCCGGCTTCAGGGTCGCTATGTCGATCTGGGCCGACCCGGCGATTTCCATGACGCCGGTGTAGGTGAACCGAAGCGGGACATCCTTCGGAGCTGCGTCGACGGTGACGGCCGGAACGGGACTCATCCGATGTTCCCCCCCAGGAACCACGTATTCGCGGCGATCTTCTCGAGGAAGAACGCGGCGAACTGGTCCGAGACGGTGAGCACCCCACCATCGGAGCGGATGATCGGCGTGCCGCCGGTCGTGCCAGCGACGATCGAGAGCGGCTGAGAGCCCATGTTGCGTCCCTTGACGACTGTCCCGATGATCGGGTTCCAGACGGTCGAGTGGGGCACTGTCCAGATCTTCGGGTTGTTGTTGTTGTTGGTGCCGAGCGAGCATCCCTCGTCGCCGTCGGCCAGCGTGTAGTTGTCGGCGACTGAGCGAACGGTGGCCGAGGTGAAGCGGGGGTCGTCGTCGAGCACGAACGGGTTCCCGGAGCCCGGGGTTCCGATGGCGGCAGCGAGTGCCTGGACGATCGCGACAATCGGGAGACGAGGATCCTGGTCGGTGACGACCCGGTTGGAGCCGCCCGGCGTGCCGGCGGTTCCGGCGAGCGCCGCGAGCTGGGCGGCCGAGGGGAAGCGGGAGTCGCCCTGCGCGGCGATGGAGACGCCGATCTTGCTCGTGTCGAGCAGGGCCGCCGTATTCGGTATGCCGTGTACCGATGCCGTCGCGTTCTTATGGGCGTCGAAGTCGGCCTGGCTCGCCAACGGCACGAGCAGGTCGGCACCCGTCAGGTCGAGCCCGCCCGTGAAGCCGACGTCGCCGGCGAAGGTGATGTTGTCGGAGGCGTCGAAGCTCCCCTGTGATGGCCCGACCGGGTCGGTGCGGAAGCTGGTCCGCCTCCAGACCCCGCCGATCTGGGCGGCCGCGGTGTAGGTGGTGTCCGGGTCGAGGCCCGAGAAGACCGCTTCGCCGTCCGTCATCACGTCCGAGGTGATCTGGGTCGCCTGCGGCGGACCGGAGCCCTCGAACGGGAAGGCGTAGGCGTTGTAGACGCCGACCGTGGTGCCGTCCGGGAAGGTCGTGTTGTTGCGAAGCGTGAAGTTCATTTCGCGGCTCCTTGCGCGGCGGGTTGCCCGCCGTTCGTCGGGGCCGCTGGCGCGGCCTGCTCACCGGGCGGAAGCTGCATCTGCTGAGTGCCCTGGATGGCGGCCTGAAGGAACTGGGTGACCTGCTCGGGCTTCGTGCCAGTCGAGAGGAGCAGTTCCTGCACGACCTGGGCGTCGAGTTGCGGCGCCTCGGGCGCAAGCCACAGCTCGGCGTCGGGGATGTCGAACTGCTGGAGCAGCCAAAGGAGGGCCCGGCGCCCGTCGACATCCTGGTTGCCGTTCACCTGATTGAAGAGGGTGAGCGCGTCGTTTCGCTTTTGCGGGACGTTGTCGGGCTCCGTGGAGCCGGCGGCCGGGATGACGTCGAAGTCGGCGCGAACGTCCTTCGGCTTGACCTGGAGGAAGTTGACGCCCGTCGGGGAGGTGGGGTCGTCGTAGCGGACGTCCTTCGGGTTGGTCAGGAACTGGCGGTAGAGCTCCTTCCACTGAGCGGCTGCGGGCCGGAGCATCTCTCGCTCGAGGTTCTTCGTCTTCAGGCGGATGCGGACGTTGGCGGCCGCCTGCACGAGCTGGACGCCGGTCGCCGTGTCCTGGGAGGTGTCGCCGCCGCCAGCGCCCGCCGTCGCCTCGGAGATCCCGCTCGCCAACTCGAAGTCGGCCTTGAGCGCCTGCTCCTCTTGGTAGCCGGAGGCGGGGATCTCGCCGAAGATCAGCGGCTGGAGCACGTCGGAGGGAGCGCCCATCGTCGGGATGCCCATCCCCGGGCCGACGACCAGATCGTCGGGGTCGACGAGGCCCTCGGAGTAGATGAACGCCTTCTGGAGCACGAGCGTCGCGTTGTCGCGGCGCTGGGAGCGAAGCGTGTTGAGCTCGGCCTGGAGGTGGGCGATCGGCTCGATCTCACCGATGCCGACGAACTCGCCCTCCTGGAGCGTGGGGCGGAAGATCTGGAACGGGAGTTGGCGGTGGTAGAAGGGGTTCTCGATCGAGCGGACGACGATCTTGCCGTCGAGCACCGTGTGAACCATCTCGCCGTCGTGGTACTCCCAGACCTCGTGGAGCTTTCCCTGCTGGGAGTTGGTGTTCCCGGTCGCGACGCCAGCGGCCTTCATCCGCTCCGCCCAGACCGAGTCGCGGTTCTGAGCCGGCGCTGAGGACTCGATCGCGCTGAGGTCGAACTGGTCGTAGGTGCGGGTCCAGGCGCCCGACTCGATCATCTGGCGGACGTAGCGCATGTTGCGCCAGGTGCGGTGGATGATGAAGCCGCAGGTATCGACGTTCTTGGCGACCGGATCCCAGAACAGGTCGAAGATGTCGATGTCCTCGGCGCTCGGCCCCTCGTCGATCACCTCGGTCCGCTTTCGCTGCACCGTGCCGAGCCCGAAGATCCCAGGCTCCAGGCGCATGATCTCGCGGGTCTTCCGATTCCAGAAGGTCTTCTGGGCGCCGAGCCCGTACTTGAAGCCGCGGCGGGCTGTCGGCTGGAGGATCATCTCGTAGCCGATCTCGGCCTGGCGCTCCGCGTACAGGGCCTTGATCGCCTCCGCCTGGTCGGTCGTGAAGTTGGGGTTCCGCGGCTTGATCTGCATCACCGGGTCGTTGAGGAGCGCCCGGGGAACGACCGTCTCGACCGTCGCGTAGACGAAGGGGATGAACAACTCGGCGCCCCACTCGCGCTTTCCCTGCTCGATTACCTCGTCCCGATCAGCCTCGGCGTTGGCCGTGGAGTGGGCCTGGCGCAACTGGCGGTAGTTGCGGTGAAGGCCGTAGAAGCGGTTCCACTGGTCGACGTGCGGCTTGCGGGAGTCGTCCGCGAGCTTTTTGTCGTCGCGGACCCGCTTCAGTACGTCGCGGTCCTCCTGAGAGAGATCTTCCTCAGTCCCGATCGGCATCCGGTCCCTCAGCGGCCCCTACGGGTTCGGGAGCACCGTTCGCCTCGGGATCGGTGACGGGTTGCAGGATCTCGGACCTGTACAGGGCGACGGCTTCCTGGAGGTTCAGGTCCGGTTCCTCCGGGACGCCCTTCATCGGCTGGTGGTCGTAGTTGTGGACGTACGCCGTCGTGACGTATTGGCCGGGGGCGTTGTGCGACACCTCCTGGCCTGAACGGTTGAACCGCTTTCGCTCCACGCCGATGAACGCCGTGCCTCCGAACGTCTGGAGGGAGACGACGATCTGAAGCAACGAGTCGAGCAGTTCGGCGTCGCAGCGTTCCGCGAGCACGATCGCCTTCGCGCGGGCTGCCTCAGAGCCTTCGCCGAAGTCGCTTGCCTGATCGCGCTCCGTGAACCATGAGCGTTTCATCCGTTCCTCCTATGCCGCGTGGAGCGGCTTACTCGGTTTCTCGCCCCGTGCCGCTTTTCGGCGCATGTGGGCGAACAGCTCTGGGTCGGCCTGGGAGCGAAACGCCGACTTGGTCGCCTCAGCGACCTCGCCGTCGACGACGTCCTCATGCTTCTTCGCGCAGGCGATCACATGCCGGCGCCATTGCTGGCGCTGATCGAACGGGAATTCCTTGAGGATCCCGCGGCGCAGGCAGACCTCGCATCGGAGCACCCGGCGCTTCGGCTCCCGGGCCGTCGGCGGGATCCAGATCTCAAGCGCCACGCCGCCTCCGCCGTCGCTTTCGGTGCGGGTGCCCGCCGTGAAGCTGGTTGAAGCGGGCGTTGGAGATCGCGGCTGCGGACGACTTGGAATATCCCTTCGCCTTGAGATCCTCGTAGAGCGACGGGAAGTGAAGCGATCTGTACGCCGCGCCGGGCAATGGTGCGCGGAAGGCTACCGCGCACCACCGACGGCAGAAGGCGACCAGCGGATCGCCTGCCGCGCCACGCCGTCTAGCGGCAGACGACCTCGAGCGTCCCGGGCCCCTTCAACTTCGCCTGGTGCCCGGTGACCTCGATCCGCTGACCTCCACCGGCTGCGACCGAGCCCTCGGGTGGGTTGACCACCGTCAGGCTGTCTCGGCCGTGGCTGGCCTTTGCGACCGCGACGGTCTGCTCGTGGCAGTTGGCGTCGTCGTTCGTGATTGCGAGCGCGAAGGCGGAGGCCGCCAGCGCCAGGGCGGCGATTGCCGCCGCGATCCAGATCATTGCTCTCTTGCTCATCAGTTCTCCCTTCACGACGAGCCGTAGTGGTGCCAGCGGACCGTCCGGTCCACTCGCTTTGAGAAGTACTGACGCAGGTTCAGGAACGCGCCCCAGTTGGCGTAGCCCATCTTCCAGTCGGTCTGGTAGTGGCTGTAGGCCATCCGGCGGTCGCCGCTCAGCTGATGCGTGGCGATGCTCGGATACGGACCGTCCGACCAGGGATCGTTCGAGCCCTTGCCGTGGCGCTGGTGGAACTCGTCGATCTGCCCGTTCAGCGAGCAGACGATGCCCTCGTTCCAGGCCCAAACCGCGAACTTGTGCTTCCCGTTGTTGTACGCCCGCAGGCCGGCGAAGACCCGCGCGTGCCAGCAACGTTGAGGCAGCTTGGCCGGGTCGTCTTGGACCTCGAGGGTGGAAACCGGGGTCAGGCCGTGAGCCTCGAGCCAAGCCGGGTCGTCGGAGGTAGACGGGACCGAAGTCGTGCTCGCTTGGGCCGAGGCGGCCAGCGCCAATGAGGCGATTACAGCGAAGGCTATGGAGCGCATAGCTCCTCCTTACGGGGTAGCGGACACCGCCGACCCTACCACGGATTATGCGCTCTGGACGGATGTACGAAGCCGGGCCAGCGAGGAACTGTCCGCTACCCACTGACCCGGCGAGTTGGACCCTATCCGCTAGTACCCCGTCACCGGATCACGGGCGCGGTGGACGAGCCTCGGTCGCTTCGACGCCTTCTTCTTTCGCTGACGGATCGGCAGCATGAGGGCGACCTGCTGGACGATCAGCCAAGCCATGAGCAGGTCAGAGAACTTCCCCGGCTCGGGCTGCGTTTGGCCGTTCTCGGTCTTGACGTAGGTGAGCATCTCCTGGAGGACTCGCCGGGAGCGAAGGCCATGGGTGTCTTCGCGGAGGAGCTCCTGGCCGCCGGCGAGCAGGATCGGCTTCGTCTGGCGGTTGGTGTCCCAGCCGAGTCGATCCACCTCGCGGTCGGTGCGCTGCTCGACCTTCTTCCGCATGAACAGGAACGGGTAGCGGTAGTCGTGCCACAGCTTCCGCGCGATCGGCAGGCCCCAGCCGCCGGTGATTTCGATCGCGAGCCAGGCCGAGTTGAAGTGAAGCGCCGTCAGGTAGAGGTGCTCGGCGAACAGATCGGGGTCGACCCGGGAGCGGTACTCGGCGACCTGGACCTTGGTCAGATGGTCGATCACCTCGATCGTGTGGTAGGCCGGATCGCCCTCCCCGGACTCCGGCAGCCCGCCGGAGACATCGGCGCCGACCACGTAGGGGCGGTCGGGGGGGATTATCAACTTGCCGTTCTGCACACTGAGCCAGAAGCGCCAGTCGGCTTGCTCGAGCATGTTGAGCTTGGAGCGGGGCACGAACTCCGGCTCGGTCGGGACGTCGACGCGCCCGACGCGCGCGGCCCGGGTGACCGAGTCGGTAGCGCGGATCAGGCCCAGCTCGGGCCCGGGGTGCTGATCGGACGGGACTCGTGGATCCCACAGGGACTCGACATCGAGGAGCACCTTGCGAACGGTGTTGCCGTCGAAGACCCGGGCGCCCGTCGACAGGAACGCCTCCTCCGGCGTCCCCGGGTACTCCTGGTGGAAGACCTCCAGCTTCCCGGCGCACTTGTTGGGGATCGCCCAGCGGCGCCAGTTGAGCTTCGCGAGGCACTCGCGTTGGGTCAGGTCCGGCAGCTCGCGCCCGAGGAGCTCCATCAGTCCCGGCTCGTCCTCGCCGAACAGCTCGTGCTCCCCGACCCGGAAGTCCTCGTACTCCCCGTCGGAGAGAAAGCGGCGCTCATAGGCGTCCTCCCTCCACCACGGCCAAAAGAACGGCACGTACTCCGATCGGCCCTGCTCGGCGTCGAGCCACAGGTCGTGGAAGAGGTTGTGCCCGTTGGCCGTCGACTCGATCACGACCAGCGACTCGGGAGTGTCCGGGACGGTCTGCATGAGCCCGGTGTGCTTGGTCAGGGCTTGCCCCCAGAACGCGAACTCCGAAGCGTGGACGTCGTGGTAGGTGGCGCCGCGGCCGGCCTGGAACTCCCCCGCGGTGTCGACGAAGTAGGTCGAGTCCGGCCACAGGGATCCGGCCATCCACGCATCGGCCCCGCGCTCGCCGAAGTGAAGGAAGCGGGCCCGCCCGTGAGCCCGGATCTCGGGCTTCACCTCCTCCGGCAGCGTCTGGTACATGCGCTCGCCGATCAGGTAGAGCTTGGCGCCCGTGTCGCGGTCGTGAGCGACGACCAGGGCGTTTCGGTTAGCCCGCTGGGTCGTCTTCTGGAGGAGCTTGGCCTGCACCCAGGTCGAGATCCCGACCTGGCGGGCCTTGAGCACGATCGCCCGCTGGGGGTGCCCGGCCTGGCGCTGGGCCTCGAGCTTGGCGTCGAGGGCGATCTGAGCGGGCTTCGGGGTGAGCGGCACCCGCTTCTCGTGCTTGTCGACGATCTGGAGGCAGTGCTCGGCGTAGTACGGCGTGTCCCATCCGAGCCGCTCCCGGATGTCCTCGGCGGTGGCGCTCACCGCGCAAGCGTAGTGCGGAAGCTAGACGTCGATCTCCTCGGCCGCCAACCGCCGAGCCGCCGCCGCCGGCAACCCGGACTCCTCGAGCTCGCGCGCCCGCCGCTCCACCTCCTGCTCACGGCTGACCCCGACCGGCACCGCCACGGCAACGCCCCCCTCGGAGTCCGTGCCCTCGAAGGCCCGTCGCCTCAGGTAGTCCGACACGTCGGTCCCACGCCGCCGCGCCAGCTCATCCAGGCGCATCTTCTCCGCCGGGGTGCACCGGAACTTGACCATCTCAGACCGCATAGCCATGCCAGAAACGTTAGGCCGGGGGTAGGACGTATCTGGGCGTTCGGTGGTGTCGTGACCACTCTGGGGCAGTGCCAGCGGTTGGTGCCTGGTCGGGCGACTGGCGATCTGAGGCGAAAGTGGACGGGGCAGGGAGGGAATCAGGGATCTGACGGGTGCCCAATACGCACGAAATAGGGGACGGGGAGGGGCGGCAGCGCCTGCCCACCAAACAGGATTGGATTTCGTGCGTGCGTAGGCATGTATCTATGCATGGCTCGCGTCTTGATACCAAGGATGCCAGGCGTGAGCTCGTGCCTAGCTGGTGGTGCTGGCCTTGCTGGACTGAGGCGAGGCGGGCTGCTGGTTGCGCGCGTGTTCGACTGAAGGTTTCGCCACATCCAGTTCGGGTTCTGGTTTCTCCGGCGCACTCGCGCTTCGCCGAGCTGCGTCCTGCCTGCCTTCTCTCTCCCCTTGTGGTTGGGGACGGAGCGGGCTCTCAGCGGTACGCGCCTGCTCTGCCAGTCGCTCAAGGAGCGAGGGCGGCGTCGTGCTTCGGTGCTTGTGCTCGCCCCCTCTTCGAGACGGAGTCGACTCGGGTCGAGGTCCTCGTCTCAGTTCGTTGACGATCCGGGTCAGCTTCTCAGCCGATGCCAGTTCCTGCGGCTTTGCCAAGCGGTTCTTCGGGATCATCGCGATCTGGCGGCGGGCTGCGATCAGGATCTCGTGAGCGACTGCCGTCGCTACTTCGCCGACCTCCTGGTCGGGGATCTCAGGTGCTCCGCGTTCTCGGCTGAGCTTTGCCATTCGCATCTGCACTGTGCGGAGGCCGACACGGAGCGGCTTCTTCAATCCAGCGTCACCGTTGGCGAGCTTCTGCCGGATCTGAGGACCGCTCATCTCGAGCTTCATCAGCCCCCAGATCGCCTCGTTAAGCTCGCTTGGATACTTGCGCGCCATGTGCGAGACGGGAGTCTAGGCCCGTGTTCGGAGCGGTTCGCGAGCCACGCGTTGTATTGCGCGCGCGCGTCTGTCGCGAACCGTTAGGCCCAGCTATGGCCCGCTCTGATCCGTGACACCTGACCCTGCGAGATCCCGAACCGGCGTGCGATCTGGCGCTGAGAGCCACTCGCCTCGCGTATCTCCTGCACGCTCTCCGTCGTGAGGTGCGTCAGGCTGCTTCGTCGCACGTTCTCCGTGTGCGTGACCGCCTCAAGGTGGTCGGGATTGACACAGGCTCGCTGCTTGCAGAGGTGGTCGAGCTGCATGCCATCAGGGATCGGGCCATAACGGTCCTCATAGAAGACGCGGTGAGCCCTGCGTGGCCTGCCGCCTCGCTTCACGTACCCGTACCCGCCGCGGCCGATCTGAAGTTGCCAGACCCAGCACGGCGTCGTGAAGCCGCGATCCTCTTCGATGTAGCGCGGCGCCATCAGCGACCCAGCTCGCGAGTGTCAAGCCCTGCGTGAGCGAGGTAGAGCTCGCCATGTGCTGTTGTGCGACGCACAAGTCGCGTGAGGAGGAAGCGGGCAAGAGAGGCGACACGCCAGTAGATCCACAGCTTCATGTCGGTCCTTCCGAATCGTTGACGGGGAAGGGCCGGACTTGGAGTGCGGTCGACAGCCTACACCGTCAGTCGGCTTCATCCGTACCCGTGAAGTCCATGACAACCTCGCTAGGTTCGGGCGGAGGCGCGGGCTTCGGCTCTACGAACCTAAACGCGCCTGGGATGAATTCGACCTTGCACCGCCCGGTCACGCCATTCCTGACCTTGAGGAAGCGGATTTCCCCGGTCTTGGTCGGTTCCCCATCCCTGTAAGTGCGATGGACGCTAACGATGTGGCTGGCAATATATTGCGCGTTGCCTGAGTCGCGAATGTCGCGCAGGGCCGGCGACGGGGGATTCTGGTCGCGGAAGCGGGCCATGTTGAGCTGCGAGATCGCGACGATGTGGCAGTTGGCGCGCACCGCGGTTTCCTTCAGCTGGCGCAGCACCTCGTCGTACTCGCGGGTGTCCTTGAACGGGATCAGGTTGAGCGGGTCGATCGCCGCGATGTCGACCTTCCGCGCGACGATCTCCTGCGAGATCTGGGTAGCGGGCCAGCCCGAGGCGTCGCGAAAGCCGAACGGCATCGCGTCAAGCGCGGTTCTCACGTCCGTTCGCTCCTGCTCAGTGAGCGGTTGGCGGCGGATCAGCTTCGAGTAGGGCACCGCTGTCTCGGCCGTGACGTGTCGAAGGGAGCGCTCGAGCCAGCCCATCTCGGTGCAGAAGAGCCAGCACCGCTTGCCCTGCTCGTGGAAGTGGCGCAGCATCTGGTCGAGCGCGATCGACTTGCCGAGGTTCGTCCAGCCGGTCAGGATCGTGAACTCGCCGCGCAGGAAGCCGCCGGCGCCGATGTGCTCGTTCATGCTCGGCCACGGCAGCTCGAACACTTCCGGCTCGCCCTTGGCGTTCAGGTACTCCCACACGGCATGGCTCAACTCGTTCGGCTCGGCAGGCTCGCCCGTCTCCTGGACCGGCTTCGCGACCGCTTCGATTCCCTCCTGGATCGCGACGCGATCGTGGTCGTGCACGCCCTGCTGGATCTGGCGCGCGCCCGCTAGGTAGCCGCGGAGCTCGGCCGTCTCAATCACGATCCGGGCGTAGTGCGGGGCATTACCGGGCGAGGGCGGGAACCCGGCGAGCTCGTTCAGCCTCTCGCGGGTGATGCCCGGAGGCGTCTCGGAGCGGCAGAGCTCGTCCCAGACGGTGATCGCGTCGACTCCCTCCCCTCGAGCGGCGACCCGGATGCAGGCCATGTAGATCGCGGCGTGCGTCTCGCGGTAGAAGTGCCCGGAACGCAACCCCGTCTGCACCGGCACGACCCGCACCGCCTGATCGGTCGTCAGCATCGCGCCGAGCACGCTCATCTCGGCGTCCAGGTCGTGGGGCGGGGCCTCACTCACGGCCGAGCGCCCGCCTGCCTTCGGCGGCCGTTTCCTCGTCGAAGACCGTGCTCGGCTTGCCCTTGGTCGGCGGGTCGGTGTTCGCCCGTGCGATCTCGACGAACATCTCGATCTGCTCGCGCGTCGTCTTGCCGCCCCGCTTGCCCTTCAGGATCTGGGAGAGCTTGTTGTACTTGGGCCCGGAGCGGCCCTCAGAGTCGCCGCGCTTCATGTGGAAGTCGGCGCGGCTGCACCCGTAGATCGCGAGCCGGCACTCAGCGGGGGTAGCGACGGCCAGAGCGCCGCGGATGATCCGAACGTCGTCGGCGTTTCTCGGACGACGCACGTGCATGAGGTTGGCGTAGTGAGTCCAGATGTGGTCGATGTTCTCTCTCTCTGAAGAACGGCCCGGTTCTTTTGATGGTTCCTTTGACGGTTTGGGCGTCCTGGGGACCGCCCCTGATGCACCGTTAGGACGCCCCTCCTTGTCGTCGATGTCGCCCCTAGCGTCATACGGAACCTTCTCGCGCCCAGCTTCGATCACGATCCGGTACTCGGTCGGCAGGCGCCGAGTCGCTGGCGCCACTTCGACTAGCACGCCTGCCTCCTGGAGCTCCCGGAACATGCGCTGTACGTGGCGTCGCTGGTAGCCGGTCTTCCAGGCCGTGTAGCCGATGCTCGGGAAGACGCTCGTTCCGTCGTCGTGAGCATGATCGGCCAGCGCTAGGAGCACCGTCTGCTGGCCCTTGCTCAGTTCCAGCGTCCAGACGCGGCCCATCACGAACCCGCTCATCAGCCCAACCGGAGCGTGCCGTGAGTGCCGTGCGGACTCTCCAGTGACCAGCTAACTCCGTGTCGCTCAAGCGTCAATCCGATCGGCTCCAGGGCCTCTCTGATGAGTTCGAGCGCCTTCTCGTCGTACTGCTTCTGGGTGACTCCCCAGAGACAGAACGGGCAGTTGTAATGCAGATCGTTCATCCGTTCTCCTCAATCCGGTCGTGGGCTTTAGCGAGCTTGGCGAGCACGCCCTGAAGCGGGGCGTCGCGGGTGTCGGGGTAGTCGACTAGGACGTCGATCAGGTAGGCGACCTCCAGCGGGCTCAGGTAAAGGCGCGTGCCGTTACCGTCGCGTGACCGGCGCCGGGGATGCTGTGAGAGCCGTTCCGAACGGCTACGCGGGGCTTCGGGGTGTTCCGCGAGCCAGTGGTCGAGACGGCACTTTTCGGAGCAGAACCGCGCGTCAGCCCGTTTGCCCTCGAATCGGGCACCGCATCGCTCGCACGTCCTCACGCGCCGTCGAGCGCCCAGTCGTAAGGCCGACCCAGCGGGAACCAGTCCAAGTGCTCAAGCGCCCGTTCGTCCCAGAGCCAGCCGCAGCCGTCGACCACCGTGAAGCTGGCCCCGTTCAAGTCGTCCTCGGTGACGTAGATCACGCCCGGCTCGGTTTCCCATCGGCCGCCGTCCGTGACGATGCACAGCACCGCGAAGAGCGCCACGAGGCCGATCCCGATGCCGGGGTTCACTCGGCCGGTCCGATCAAGACGTTGGAGCGGGCTCGCCGGCCGTAGAACTTGTCGGCCACGATGGAAACCACCTGATCGTCGTCCGGGATCAGGCCGCCGAGCACGAGTCCGTCCTCGACGAGCTTCACGAGGTTCGAGAGGTCAGGCTTGCCCATCGGCACAGGGGGCGCGCTGTCCTTCAGCACGTCGGCGTTCTTGCCAGTGCCAAAGTGGGCTTTCGGCCGCGTGAGGACGAACTCCAGTTGGAGGCAGAGCGGCTCCTTGCCGAAGGGCTCGGCGCCGGCGTCGATCGCCCGCTCGACCGCGACGAGGATCGTGTCGGCGTGCTTGGCCTGGCGGGAAGGCAGGAAGCGGTTGCCGGTCTTCTTGGCTACCTGCTTCGGAGCCCAGGGCACCGGATCGCCCGGGATCGAGATCTCAACAGCGCGCGGCTCTGGTTCGCTCGGGCTCATGCGGTGAGTGTTCGCTTTCCACTTTCCAGTTCCTCCACGGAGATGCCGAGGAGCCGGAGTTCGTGATCGAGAGCGGCCTCGAGCCCGTAGTCGGCCGCGAAGTCCTGGAGGCCGGCGGGGAGCTGGGCCGCGGTGAGTCGCTCAAAGCCCTGATGAGCCCGGTGGTGAAGCTTGCGGGAGATCCGGACGATGTTGCGGCGGTCGGCGAGGATTCGGGTGAGCGGGGTGACGAGGAGTCGTCGCTCGCCGGGTGAGAGCCGCTCGTGGCGCTTGTCCTTGATCGCGACCGCTGAGCGACGGATCTTGATCCGCTGCTTCGGGATCACGTGGTGGCCTTCGCTCACTCCTCCCCCTTCTCCTCGGAGGGGCTGACGAGCGATACGCGGAAGGGCAACGCGCATCGCCTCTCGGACGGTGCGAATCTCCGCGTTCGATAGGGCGATCGCTTTAGGCATCGGCTCGGGCCTTCCTCCAGGGCAGGAGGGCCGCGTTGACCGCATCGACGGGGCAGCCCTCAGCATGCGGCTCGCCAGCCTCAACCTCGCAGCAGCGGCAATAAGGCACACCGGAGAGGTGGTGCCAACCGTCGCCCGCCACTCCATCGAGCGCCCCGAGGAATCGGTTTTCATCCGCGTCACGGTTCTTGGGGGGCTTCCAGCGGCGGCTCACGGCTGCCTCTCGGCCGTCCGCGTCAGCTCCTTGTAGAGGCGACGAAGCGCCTGCCTGACCACGGCAGCACCGCCGCCGAGGGAGTCGCTCGCACTCCATGCCCCCTGGTCAACCGAATCGAGGCCCCGAGCGACATGCGCCAGGTCGTAGCGCTCCTGTGCCTCCTCCAGCTCCCGTCGGTAGCGGTAATAGAGGCTGTAGACCTCCTGGCGCTCTGCATCCGACAGCTCCATCAGGCACCCACCCCGCCCCGGAACGAGGTCCGCGCGTCCAGGTCGGTGCCCAGCTCGAGGATCGTGTACGGGTCGCGGCCCGGACCGTGGTTGGGGGCGAACGGGCGTTCGCCCCCAATCTGGAAGAACTCGCAGGCCTCGTGGATCTCGACGTCGAGCAGCTGGTCGAGCAGCCAGCGCTGCCAGGCCCGGCGGTCATAGGCGGCCGGCGGAACCGGGAAGTAGTGCCACACGCAGTAGGTCTCGCCGCGCTCGGGGTTGTAGGTGTCATACCCCTTGGTCAGCACCTTGAACGTCAGGCCCTCCGAGCCCTGGCCGCGGTCGAGATGCTCGAGGACAAACTGCCAGCCAGGGCGGTAGCTCATCGTGCTCACCAGGTCGGCGAGCTCGTCGGGGTATGGCGCCGTCTGGGTGTTGGCCTTGCTCATGCGTTCAGCTCCTTGTCGGTCGGTAGCGGTGACGTGACCGTTCACTTCGGCCACTCTCTGATGAACTCGCCTCGGCGGTTGTAGAAGATGAGCCCCCAGCCGCAGCGCACGAACTGGACGTAGGGAAAGCGCGACACCGGGCCGTGGAGCCAGCCGCAGAAGAACTCGACGCTACCCATCGTCGTCCTGGCACGTCCTGGCTATTGCTTTCATCTCCGCTCCTTGATCCATTCCGTCACGAGACGGCTCTGATTTCGGTGGGGGTCAACTTCAAGTAGTAGGCGAGCCGTTCCCCCTGCCACTTGCGCTCGGCGGCCCATGCGGCGTCCCATGCGGCGTCCCATGCGGCGGCCCGTGCGGCGGCCCGTGCGGCGGCCCGTGCGGCGTCCCGTGCGGCGGCCCATGCGGCGTCCCATGCGGCGTCCCGTGCGGCGTCCCATGCGGCGTCCCATGCGGCGGCCCGTGCGGCGGCCCGTGCGGCGGCCCGTACGGCGTCCCATGCGGCGTCCCATGCGGCGTCCCATGCGGCGGCCCGTGCGGCGTCCCGTGCGGCGGCCCATGCGGCGGCCCGTGCGGCGTCATCAATCTCGCCTCGGGCATAAGCCCTCGCCGCTTCAATCGCCTTGCGAGGTCGGTCGTCCTTCGGCCGCTCCTTCTCGAAGCTCGGCAGCACCCGCTCCGCGCAGTCGGCCGCGAACAGTCGCATCCGCGAGTCGTCCCATTCGAGGGATCGGACCAACCGCCCACGCCGCGCCATGAGCTTGTCGCCTTCGTCGGAAACCTCGCCATCGAGTTCAATCAAATAGACGTTCCGATTCAGCCACTCGGAGGCGTGGGGCAGAAGGCAGGCGTGAATACCGTTTCGGCAGACGACCAACTTGCCCTCGGCCTCGACCCACTTGCCCGGCTTGCCGTTCGGCACGGGCCACTGGAACCCCGAATGTCTGCCTCGGTTCTCCTCGTCTACGAACTTCAACGCAAGCCGATTCACGCGCTCTCCCTTCGTTGGTTGATCCATTCCGTGTAGCGGGGCAGCCCGCGGCGTCGGCGCGGCGTGACCGTCGAGAAGCGGAGCCCGTGTGGTGGCGTTCGCCTTTCCACGCTCGACGCGTCCCGATCTGCGTCCTGGCGCCGTGACTCCCTGCGTCGGATGCCGGCGCTTGGTGCGAGGGTTTCGGGGGGCGCCGGGAACCGATGCGGCCAGTTAGCCCATGGTGGAGCGGTTCGCGGGTCCGGAAGGTGGAGACTTCGCACCTTTCGGGTCAGCGCCCCGAGCAGGTTGTGAAGCCACGAAAGCACGCCTGCTCAGCCTTCCGCTGCGTCTGATTCTGCGTCCCGGACCGGCTGGAGCTCGGTGACGTTCTGCTCAAACACGGCCTTGACCCGGGCGAGCCGGTGCTCGTCCTCGGGGTGCCCGTAGAGCCGCGTTACCAGCGTGGCGTCCGTATGGCCCATCTCCTGAGCGACGTCTTGCGGGCTAACGCCCCGCCGGAGTCTCTCGGTCGCTCCATGGTGCCTTAATTCATAAAAGTCCATCTCCTTGTTCCCGCGGGCGATCTGGAGCTCTCGGCGCCGCTCCTCCGGCAACTGGGCCTCGAACGCGCTCACGACCTTGTCCCAGCGGTAGTGCAGGGAGCCGGCGCGGAACCGCTCGCCCCGCTTGTTGACGAACAGCCAGGGCGACTTCAGGTTGCGGGGAACGGACATCACCCGCCGGCTCGCGTCCGGCGGCATGAAGACCCGGCGCGGCTTGCGGTTCTTCGGCGCCTTGTGCTCGCCGGTCTTCGAGAACGCGTGCGTGACGTGGATCTCGCCCTTCTCGTAGTCGATCGCGTCGGGGGTCAGGGCGAAGATCTCGCCCGGACGCAACATCGAGTAGCCGCCGACCGCGACCATCGCCTCGAAGGTGAGCCCCCAGGTGGAGCGGGCGATCTCGCAGAGCTTCTCGAGCTCCAGAAACGTGATCGCGACGATGTGGCGCCGGCCTTCAGAGCGCGGGAGCCTGAGCTTCTCGAACGGGTTCTGAGGGATCAACTCGTCGCGCCGGGCATCGGCGAACATCGCGGCGGCCGTCCGCACATAAGCCTCGGGCTGGCCGAGCGCCCAGGTGCGCGCGTCGGTGATCGTGAACTCGATCATGCGTCGCTTCCCGAACGGCCTCGTGAGCGCCCGGAGATGGCCCCGGTACTGCTCCAGCGTGGAGTCGCCCCAGCGCGCCCGCCCCCCCTTCGTGGCGTAGTTGAACTCGCGGATCCATCTGTCGGCGAACTGGGTGATCGTGGCGAGGCTCTTGTTCCGGGCCTGCTTCGCGAAGTCGTGAGCGGCTTGGGCCTCCTCACGGGTATGGAAGGTACCGACCCAGTTCCAATCGCCCCGGTGATAGACCCGGGCCCCGAACTTGCCCCCGCGGGGTATGACTCCCATCAGGCAACGCCCTCCTCGTCCATCCGCTCAAGCCATTCGGCCAGAACGTATCGCCTCTCTCCGTTTCGGTCGCGGCTTGCCGGCCAACCCTCAGCGGTCCGGAGCTCGATCCAGCGAGTGGAGCGGCCGAGGAACCGGGCAAGCTGGCGCTTGCTGAGCGTCGCCCGGGGCTTGACCGGGAAGTGGAGGAGATCCCCCACTAAGCCGCAGCCTTCGCCGTCTCGGGCTGCTGGTTCGCCTTATCGAGTTCCGCATGCCGACGCTGGCGATGCTCGGCGACCTCCTTGGCAGGCAGATCAGCGTCGCTCTTCGCCTCGTCCTCGGCGTTGACGATGTAGTCGATCGCGGGACGCCGGATGCGGCGCACGATGGTCCGGCGCCATTCGGGGTTCGTAGGGTCGCCCTTGTCCCGGGCCCAAGCGACCACCTTGGGTTCGCCGACCTTGTCCACGCCCTCGGCGACCTCCTGACGCGGCGGCAGCACCTTGACCAAGTCGTGGCGTGAGACGAACTGGAAGACCGTGTACCGCAGATGAACGTTGATGATCACGCTGCCTCCTGGAGTTGCATTTCAAGCTGCTCGTCGACCGGCTCGATCAGCACGAGATCCTTGAGCCAGAAGTCGCCCTCGTTCTCCGGCCACGGCCCGATCTTGTCGATCATCTGGTAGCGGGCGCTGAAGAACGGGCCGCGGCGGGACTCGCCAACCTCGGGGTCGGTGAGGATGAACTCGTGGCCGTGCTTGTCGACGATGCGGATCTTCACGCCGCCGCTTCGACTCTCTGAATCATCGTTCGCGCGTCGTGGCCGAAGCGGTTGCACACCATGGCGCGGTCATGGAAGTCCGGCGGGTCAATGCCGTGGAGCTCCAGCATCCGGTTCAGGTAGCCCGCTTCGCGCTCTAGGGCGTCACAGATCACCTCGTACTCGCGCAGAATCACTCGGGCAACCTCCAGCGCCAGTTCTGCCCGCTGCGCCTCAGTCACTGGCCCTCCACCAACGCGAGGCCGGCGTGGGCGACCGCATGGGCGACTCCGCCCCGGAACGGGCCCGTCCGGTTGTCCTCGAGCCGGACCAAGTAGGCGTCGCCAGACTCGTACTCGGCATAGGCGAGGAACCGCTCCCCGTCCTTGCCCTCGACGATGAAGCAGTTGTCGATCCGGGTGATGGCGCCGACGGCGTTCACGCCTTCACCTTCGACTTCCCGAATCGGGTGCTTGGGCTCTTGCGCCAGAACGTCTCCGGGTCGTACCCGGCCTCCTCGACGATCCGCTTCACGGCGTCCTTGTCGGTCAGGCGCTCCGACTCGGCGTAGGTCAGATCGAAGACGAGATCGCCGGCATAGACCGGCCCGTTCTCATCGACCCAGCCGCGCAGCGAGGTCTTCAGCTCCTTCGCCTGGGCGTCGACGAAGAGGATCCGCTGGGCGATCTCCTCGGCGTCGCCTTGGGTGCCGATCGTCTTCACCTCGCGCAGATGGGGCGGGATCGGGCACTCGCTGGAAGCGGGACATGTCTGGCAGTGAGCGCCGGGGGAGGCTGCCCATTCCCCCTTTGCGAGCCCGTGGTCGAGCTTCGCGAGATGCGACTCGACGGTCCGCTTGAAGTCGAAGAGCTGGGCCCGGTCGACAACCGTGATCCGGGACGCGAGGGAGCCATCATCGCCTCTGCGGTAGCGCGGGTACTCCTCGATCAGATGGCAGGCGTCGAGTCCCTCGCCGATCGGGGTCGACTCGCCCTCCGGGACGCCCTCAGCGACCAGGAGCGCGTAGAACGGGGTCTGGAAGCTCCGCTCGAACTTCTCCTGGTCAGGGATCGCGAGGCTCGTCTTGTAGTCGCGGACGAACGCCTGGCGATCGGCGATCTCCGCCCGGTCGACCCGGCCCCTGACCGTCCACTCGCCGATCTGGAGCGAGAGCATCGACTCCACGCAGACGATGGAGTTCAGGTCGAGCACCGTCGCCTCCGACCAGTTCCAGGCGATGATCCGGCACGACTCCTGCTCACCGGCCGGGAGCGCCAGATCGGTCCGCTCCTCGATGATCGCCTGCATCAGATCCTTGCCGACCTCGGGCGGCATCGAGGGTTCCTCCTGCTCCATGAGCATGTTCGTCGCCCGCTCGAAGAAGTGGTGGCAGACCTCCCCGCGGGCGAGCGCAGCGGTCTGCGGGCCGCCCTTGTAGTCGATGTAGAGCGCCCCGCTGAAGGGACAGACGTCGATCCGGGCGAGCAGGGACTGGGAAGCGGTATCCGGTCGCTTGACCGAGTACGGGAACATCCCGCGCTTCTCGGTCGCCGTTGTCATTCGTCGTCCGTCGCGTTGATCTTCAGCCGCGAGGTGGGCTGCGTCTCGAAGTTGACGGTGCGGGCTTCGACCCGGGACTGGGTGACCCGGAACCGCCCGACCCGGACAGCATCGCCATCGGTGAGCCCGAGATCGGTGATCTTGGCCCGCGCGATCTCATCGACCGTGGTGAACTTGCCCCGGGCCTCGCTCGCGGCGCCCTTCGCGCGCTCGCGGTCCTCCAGGATCTTCTCCAGCTCGCGGTCGTCAAGGACCGTCTCGTCGAGCGCCGTCTGGGATTGGGGCTTAGGTGCCATTCGTGCCTCCTGTGGGTTGGGGAACGGCGCTCTTCCGCGCTCGGTATCTCTCGTCTGCTTGCCGCTTACAGGCTCGGCACCGTCGCCGCCCGAGGAGGGTCCATTCGGTGTTTTCCTGATCGAAGGGATGCCCGTGCTTGCAGTGGGTCTTGCGGGCGTTGCGGGCGCCTTGACCCTCGCCTCGCAGGATGTTCTCCCGCCAAGTCACCGGTTCGACGTGCCCGGGATTCACGCACGCGCGATTCCGGCAGAGGTGGTCGAGGGTCAGCCCGTCGGGGATCGGGCCGACCAGCTCCTCGTAGAACACCCGGTGTGCGCGGTGCTCCTTCCCCCGGATCTCCAGCGCCCCGTATCCGTCGTTCAGATGGAGTTTCCAGACCCAACAATGAGTCGTCGGATCTTCGGTGAACTCTTCGAGATCGCGGCAGTGCCGCTTGCGCTGGTGGCCTTTGACGAATCGGTTCCTCACCGGCTCGCCGCAACCGCACTCACAGAGCCGTTCAGTCATGGGCAGGCACCGCCTCCATGAACCCTGCGGTGTACAACCCGTCCAGGAACGAAGCCGCGAGCAGTGCGATCAGGAGCCGGAACGACTCGGCATTGGTCGGGTCGATCTCAAACTCCGGGCTCTGGGCGATGTGGATGGCGTATGGAAGGACAGCACGCTCCGCTGCGGCCTTGGCATCGCCCGGCTCGATACCGAGTCGCCGGCAGAGCTCGTCCGAGCCCGCTCCGAGCACGGTGTCGGGGCCCGGATCGGAGTGGAACTCACCGCCGATCGCGTTCATCCGGTCCAGGGCGTTTATGACTCGGTTCATGGCAGCCTCCGAGGGAGCATGGTCGGAGCGGGCCGGCGCCACGGGTGGCGCCGCTGATAGCGCCAGCGCAGATGGGGGGCGGCGAGGAACCCGATCAGGCCCGACCAGAGCCCGGCGGCGATGGTGATCGCGAGGATCTCGCGCCAGGTCACGCCGCCACCTTCTTCCGTTGCTTGGTTAGGTGCCAGTTTCCACAATGGGGACAGGCGTACACCCGCCGGGCAGGCGAGGAGCCGGCGTTGACGCGCAGGTACTTGCGGGCCTTCGACTTCGATGCGAAGCCCCGCTTGAGCGTCACGCAGCCGCCCACGCCATCGACCCGCTTCACGCGGCAACCTCTTCGATCTTCGCGCGGATCTCGGCGAGCTTCTCGGGGGTGTCGGCCGCCTTGAGCTGGGCGGTGAAGCGGCCCTTGGGGAACTTCGACTTGGTGCCGTTACCGGCCACGATCTTCTCGGCGTAGAGCTGCTCGACGGCCTCGCGCTCTGCGGCCAGCTCGAGATCCTCCTGGGCCGATTCCTCCGGCACGGCCTCGTCCGGATCGCCGATGGATCCGACGACGTCGCCGTGGTCGAGGGCCTCTCCGAAGTTCGGGGCGCCGGTCTGCGTCAGCCAGTCGGAGTACTTAGCCCGAAGCCACGCCTCGCACTCCGGGGTGAGCCGGTAGGAGTCTTTGTTCTTCGAGTTGACGATCTTCAGGGTCGGCGTGTTGTTGGAGTCGACAGACCCGTTCTTCGTCGCGCCGAGGACGAACCGAGGGATCGCGTAGAGCGAGGCGCCGACGCCGAACCGGACGGCCGCGCGCTTCAGGGCATCCGAGACGAGGCCCTTGCCCTTTGACTCGCCGACGTCGGAGCGGGTCGTCTCGGCAACGGTGAGGTGGCACCACATGAAGCCGGAGTCGATCCGGTCCCCGAACGGCTCGTACTCGTCGTGCCAGAGCTCGGCGACGACCATGTTCAGCCGCTCGATCACGAGCCGGGCGTCGATGTAGGCGACGATCAGGCCCTGGCTGCCGAATTGGGCCTGCACCTTGAACTTGATCGCCTCGGGGGTGAACGGGCGCCGCAGGTAGGGCAGCGCCGCGCGAAGAGAGGCGACCGGGAGCTGGGTCACCTCGGCCACAGATCCACCTCTTTGAGATCGGCGAGCCCGTCCTGCTTACGCAGCCACCGGAGGATCGCCTTGCGGAAATGGCGCTGGGGCTGAACGCCGCGATTAACCCAGCGGTTCACGGTGACCGGCGAGACTTTGAGTTCGCGGGCTAGTTCGGCCCTAGCCCCATCTCCGAGTGCGTCGAGCATGTCGCGGAGACTGTTCGCCGGTGGCGCCTGATTACCTTCCACGCACCGCAGTCAATCACACTCGGCAGACAGAAGTCAACACATCGTCTATACGGCGCTGGTAGAATCTCCGCTCTTTGCGGCAAATGGAAGGACAGCACCTTACAGGCAGGGAGGCATGAATACCGATCCGTTCACGGAGACTTTCGCCGGACTCATGGAGGAGCGAGGCTGGTCGCTCAGGGAGTTATCGCGCAGGATGGAGAAGGATGGGGACGGCCTTCACCACGTCACGTTGTCGCTGATGATGCGCGGCGAGATGCCGCCCTCGAAGCGGGCCATGGAGCTGATCTCGAAGGCGATGCGGATCAGCCCGGAGACGTTCGCCGAGTACCGACTGGAGACGAAGCGGGAGGCGCTCGACTGGCGACGTCGCGGGCTCGTGAAGGCGCTTCGGGAACTGGACTGAGCGCCTCCACGTCGATCCCGGCGTGGCGCAGGTAGAGCCTTGCCTCCTCGTTGCATCGGGCGACCACGGCCCCTAGCACCCGTCGGGAACCGCCCGCGGCCAGCATCGCCGACCACATCATCAGGCTGTACACATCCTCTCCCATCGCCTGTACGCAGCGGCGCAACCTAACAGGTTCCCTAGGGGGTAGCGCCGCCTAGGAGCGGGCCTGGACGAGTGTTGGAGCCCCGCCGATTAGCTCAGCGCGTGCCCTTGTTCGACAGGGCGCGTGCGACGCCGATGCCGCCCGCGCCGCCGCCCAGGAACAGCAGGTTCTTCCAGGCGTCGTCGAAGCTGATCGTGTCGTTCAGGTAGCCGATGAAGATGAGCGCGAGGCCCGCGATGAACACGATGCTCGCAATCGGCAGGTCGTCTAGGAACTTCATCTCGTCTCCTTAGTTCAGCGACGGCGCCAGTGCCGCCACGAGGTCGATGTACCGCTCGATATGCGCCTTGCGATCGGCGTCCGTCTTCGGATTGGAGGACAGCGCCTTGCCCTGAGCGAGCAGGTCGGTGTAGCTGGGCTGATGCCACGCCCCGCAGGCGAGTCGCCAAGCCCTCACGTCTCCGACCTCCCAGAGCACGTACTTGG